TAAGTTTAGGATTTACAGCTAATACGGAATTTTGGATTAAAAATACTTCGCCTACACCTAGAGAGGTTTTATTTGATACAGACATTGAATTTATAGGCTCTCCTCTAATCCCAACCAACGGACTTGCAATTTTAAAATTAATTGAAGTTGTTGATGATGTGGAATATTGGAGCGTCAACCACTTATTAGCTAATGGAACACCTAGCGGTGGTGGCAGTTTTAAGAAAAATATATTTTTCACAACAACGCTATCAGATTTAGGATTATCCACATTTGACGAACTCACAAACGAAATTGTAAAAGATTGGATTGAGACTTTGGAAATTGTCGAAAATGATAATGAGATTTATTATTTTGAAGTTACGGATGAACTTAGTTATAACTTTGATGTAACAGCTGATTGGGAAGGAAATGAAATTACAAATCAAAGTGTATTTGAAAATTATATTTCGGCAACGGTAAGCGATTTTAGTTTAGTTGAAGGGAGGTTAAGATGCAATATTCAGACTTCAAATGAATATATTTATCTTAATAATTTAGGCGTTACAAATATCAATATTTTTTCATATGAGGGTATTTTAGAGTTAGACTTAAGCGATAATAATTTACTTGTTTTTAATCCTTCAAAACCTTTGCCTGACACTTTAACTAAATTATTTATAGATAATAATCAAATAGTTGATTTTAACCCGGATCTGCAATTGCCTATGTTGACTGAATTAAGCTTAGTGGGAAACTTAATAGTTCAATTCGGATTTAATAATTTACCATTAACCTTGTTAAAATTAAATTTAAGCGGTAACCTAATAGAAATTTTTAATTTAAATCTTAGCGGACTTACAAGTCTAGAGCGTGTTTTTTTAGATGGTAATAATTTAAGCTTTTTAAGTCCAGAAAACGTATTGCCTCCTTCAGTATGGCAGTTTACAATTGCTAGTAATCAAATTGATAGTGCTGGTTGGGTTGCCTCGGAATCTTGGGCATCAGCTCAGCCATTATTTGATCCTGGATGCGGGTTAGAAACAAACTTAAATATTGATACTGCATTTGGCACTGGATTCGAAACTATTTTATTTACTAAAAACGCCAACATTACTGACTAATGAATAAAAGAACATACATATTAGAAAACAAACCTAAAGGCGCGGAAGTAACTACTGAAATGGTTAAGTTGTTAGTTCATGAAAATGAAACGGGATATATTCCCTTCGCTAACATCCAAACATCAAATTTCACAGCGGTTAATTTAGTAGCTTATTCCACAAATGGAACTTTAACAATTACCGACCCAACGCCCGAAACAAACAAGGGTTATATTGTTCACGTAGTAGGCGGAACAACCACAATAGACGGTGTAGGTTATACATCTGGTGCTTTAGTTTATAGATTTTACAACGGTACGGTTTGGAGTAGTGTTGAGTATGCGAAAAAAAGCGACTTACCTATAACTATAATTCAAAATAATCTAGTAAGCACGAATAGTACGCAAATTTTAGCAAGGTCAATTAATATCGGAAAAATTAGCGATTATAAAAAAATAAAAATTGATGCTGAAACAATTAGTGACGATGGAAATATCACGCAAGCGATTGAGCTAAGGTTTAGAAATTTAGTCGATAGTTCCGAATTTCACATATACTCAGGGGGTGATGCAAATCAATATATAGAGAAAAAAATGCACGTCGGTCCCGATAACTTGGCAGTATCACAATTCACATCTACTGACGTTGGGGTTAACACTGGGGCGGTTGCAATTTCTTTAGAATCTTATGTAGCTGGTCAAGAATACGCGCTAGATATGTATATTAATCCTCAGTTAACTGAAACAATCACTAGTCGAGGAATTACGATAAAACTATACAAATAATATTAATTAAATTTTTATAAAAATGAAGGGAAGTAAAATTATTAGTCTATGCGATTATCAAATTGAAATAGACGGTTCGTTAAAAAAAATTTTTAACGTAGGGTCAGGAAGTGTGCCAATTACAGCGGGAAAAACTTACGAGTTTGAAGTAAATTTATTTGCAGACTTTACAGTTTTAGGAGGCGGAGATAGATTCCATTTTGGGTTTATCGGGCATGAGAATTGTGACGAAGTTATTTATAATTATTCTTGCAATACAAAACTAGAATCGGACGAAAATAACACGGCGTATGGCGTTAAATATTTTAACCATAATAGCTTTGAGCCAAAAGAATTTCCGTACTTTAACGAGGCTTATCCTTTTTTCAACATCAAAGGAACTTTTAAGGCTAAGGATTCGGTTTTAATTACTCCAGCATTATCTTTTGATGTAAACTATGCTGAATTGCCTATTTTGGTAAGAAAAGGAAGCGTTTTGACAATAAAAGAAATTAAAACATCAAAGAACATCGTGTAACAAATACCCTCTTTAACTAGAGGGTTATTTTAATACTTAATATCCATTGGCAAAATGCCACTAAACAAACCACAATGAAAGAAATACTAGAACAAATCAACGATTTTAAGATAACATTTTTCAACTTAATGCCTGAATGGTTTAAGGACTTGAAATATGCCGAATACATTTTACACGCTTTTTTTGGAACTGTTATTTATTTTGGATTATCTTTTTTTATTCCCGAAGACTTCGCATTTGCAAGCGTAGTAATTATTGCTTTTTTTGTCGAGTTTTTGTCGGAGTTTAGAAAAAAAGGCACGGGAAATTTCTTTGATGCAATTGCGACCTTTGCAATTCCTTTGGCTATTTACATCATTAAAAATATATTGTAATGGCAAAAGAACAGAATTTGCCGTAACCGTTTTATAATCATTTAATTTTTTCAATATGATTACCTCTTTTTTAAAATACGTCTGTTTCACTTTCTTACTATTCGTAACGCCTATACATGGGTTATTAATTCTAGTATCAACAGCCGTGATTTTCGATACTTTTTTTGCAATTTATATGAATGTAAAACTAAAGGGCTGGCGTTCTTTTAGCTCAACAAAACTATTCAATATAGTTGTTAAGACTTTTTTTTATATGAGTACTATTTTACTCGCATATTTAATCGACCAACACATTATAGAGGGAAGTATTTTCAATGTGAAAAATATAATCTCCAAAACGATTACTTTTGTTTGGATTTACATTGAAATAAAATCCATTGACGAAACCTCGATGAAACTAGGAAACAAGTCTTTTTGGGTAATTTTGAAAGAATTGATTAGTAAGACAAAGGATTTGAAAAAGGATATTAACGATTTAAACGAATAATTATGAATTACGACTATCTAAAAAAAGTACGTTCGCCACAAATTTTAGTTCAAGCTTTGCGATTGATTGGAACAAAGGAAATCGTAGGAGTAAAACACAATGCTGAAATAATGGGTTGGGCTAAAGAACTCGGAATTGAAAAAACGTACACAGCCGATGAAATCCCTTGGTGTGGTTTATTTATGGCGATCGTATGCAAGCGTGCAGGATTAGAATTTCCCGAAAAACCTCTTTGGGCGTTGAATTGGAATAAATTCGGGACACGTCAAAAAACAGCTATGCTCGGGGATGTTATCACTTTCAAACGTCAGTCAGGTGGACACGTAGGCATCTATGTTGGCGAAGATTCTGTTTGCTACCATATTTTAGGCGGAAATCAATCTAATATGGTAAACATTACCCGAATTGAAAAAAGCCGTTTATCAGGTATTAGACGTACCGCTTGGCAAATTGCTCAACCGGCGAACGTAAAGCAAGTGTTTGTAAATGCAAATGGTTTTATCAGTAAAAACGAAGAGTAATGAAACAAATAAATCTTTACGCCGTAAATTATAAAGAGGTATTCAAATGGTTGGGTTGGGTCGTAGCGATTGCTATATTATTGTTTTTATGGAAATGCAATCCTGGGCCTAATAATTCTAAAGAAGCCGAATTAAAAAACAAAATTCATCAGCTATCTCAAATGAGTTTAGAACTTGCAAAAATAGCCGACAGTTTAACGGCTGAAATTGAAAACAAAAAGGGAAATATAGTCATTATTAATAGAGAAAAAAATGAAAAAATACTTAGCATTGATACTCTTACTGTTAGTGAGTATCAGCAGTTTTTCGCAGAACGTTATCCTAGATAGCATTACGGCAAAAAAAGTAATCAAAGATTTGATTGAAGGGGATTATTGTAAAAAAGAATTGACTGAAACGAAAAAAGTATTAGTACTTACGGAACAAAAATTAACCATTCAAGAAGTATTGTTATTGACTTCTGAAAATCTAATCAGTAAGCAGCAACAATTAATTAGCGAACAAGAAAAAAGCATCAAAAGTGCCAATAGAAAAAAAACGTTTTGGAAAATAGGCACTTTCGCATCATTAGGCACAGCGGTGTTCTTTGCAGTACGTTGATTTTTTTTACCTAATTGTGTGTAAAAAGTGTAGTAAAAGTGTAGTAAAAGTGTAAAAAATATGATAGGAGTTCACGACTTTATAATTAAATCAGATTTTGAGTTCGCCAAGACTTTCGTAACAGAAGGCGGTTTAGAATTACATGCCGACGTTCGGTTTTCTGCAGAACGATTAGCGAATAGAATTGCAACAGTTTTAGAATTGCCATTGGCTTTGGAAGATTGCGAAATAAAATCAGGGTATCAAGTAATGGTTGACCCTACTATTTTCTATCAGCAAGATTATGTAATCGGAGGTGTAACGGAGAATAATTTTATGATAGACCGTATCAATGGAATATTCAAAATATCGCCTGATATGATTGTTCTGTACCGTGAAAACGAGCGAGCCGAATGGAAAGGGTTTGATCAAAGTTTACTTGCGGAAATGGAAAAAGAAATTATTCCAGAAGTAAAAATGGGAGCCATTGTTATCGAGCAAGAAAAAACAAAAAAATCAGAAGTTTTTGCCAAAGTTTTATTCTCGAATACCGATTTGGAAAACGAAGGAGTAACCAACGGTGACAAGATTTTTATTAAACCAAACTTGGGAGTGAAATTTTGGATTGAAGGAAAAGAATATTTCTGGATTCAGAATAGACACGTAATCGCTAAAATAAATTAATATGAGCTACTATAAAGAACAGATACCAGAGATAATTGAAAGCCTAAAAACAGCTATAAATCAATGTATGGTAATTATATCACAGCCGATTGATAGCGAAATAACCGACGATAAACTGCATGCTGTTTTAAAAGCAAAACGAATGGCTACGGACGACGTAAAATTTTACGCAAAGGAAGTTGATTTACTTGAAGCGGAATTATCAGGAAAGCCTATTGACGGCAAAGAAATAGAAATTGAAGGAAACGTAACAAAGAAATTCTCAAAACAATAACAAATTGATATTTTATTTAGGTAACATAGTTTCTGACCAAGTCGATGAAAACGTACGAAAAATGCGTAATAAATCGAAGCAATGGAAATATGGCTATAACGAGCAAATCGATACAGTCATTATTTCCAAAGACGGCACGCTTGGAGAAATCTACAATGTTTGCGGATTAAATATCGGATTACCTGAAAAACCTGAACACAACGAAATTATCAATTTTGATAAAACCGTTGCAAATCAAAAGTGGAGCCGAGAAAAACTTCCAGAAGGATTAAATAGCAAAACGGTAAAACACGCAAGATTCCAAGATTACATAACCGAACAATTTAGAAAGCGTGACGAAGGCGTTTGGGTTTACCTAAAAAACAAACCAGTTTATCTTACCGGCACGTATTGGTTTTTTATTCAATGGGTAAAAATCGAAGAAGGTTACCCTACCCTACGATTAATTCAAAACGAATTAATGATATTTTGGGAAGCGTGTAAAGCCGACAATCGATGCTACGGAATGCAATACGTAAAGAACAGACGTATGGGTGCTTCGTCAATGGCTGTAGCCGAAATGCTTGAAACAGGAACGATTTACGAAAATAAAAAACTTGGTATAATCTCCAAAACGGGTGAAGATGCGGGAGAGATTTTCGAAAGAATTGTTACAGCGTTTAAGCGTTTGCCACCATTTTTCAAACCCGAAACAGAAGGTTCAAATACACCTAAAAAAGAACTTTCATTTAAAGAACAATCCAAACGTGGTAAACTTAAAAACGATGAGGACGACGAGGATGGAGAAAGTAATAACACGAGTATCAAGTGGTATGCCACCGCTAAAAACTCAATGGACGGAAAACGAATTTTTCGCTCGTTAATTGATGAAGCGGGTAAATTCCCAAAAGATGTTCCATTTGATAGATATTGGAATGTAGTTCGTACTTCGCACCAAAAAGGACGTGTAATATTCGGTAAAGCAATGATTGTTTCTACCGTAAACCCAATGGAAGACGGAGGACAAGAATATTTTGATGTTTGGAATAACAGCGACCCGACCGACCGTAACGACAACGGAAATACTAAATCTGGATTGTACAGAATTTTTATTCGATCAAGATATTGTTTAGAAGGTTTCTTTGATTCTTACGGTTTCAGTATTGTAGATGATCCAACAGAAAGAATACTTACTGATGAAGGAACTTATGTAACCAAAGGTTCTGTTACTTGGTTGAATAACGAATTGGACGCCAAAAAGAAAAGTGGAAAACCTGGAGATTACAACGAGCAACTCAGACAATTTCCTGATAGTATTGATGATGCTTTTAGAGATTCAGCAGATACTTGCGCTTTTGCTTTGGAAAATTTGTTAGAACAATTAGACCATAATAAACACGAGCTACAAGATAACGACTGCGGTAATGACGAAGTTGAACGTGGTAATTTCTATTGGAAAGACGGGATTCAAGACAGTGAGGTAATTTGGCGACCCGACCCTGATAATGGACGATTTTGGATTGCTAAAAAATACCACCCAAAACCAGAACACAGAAATAAAAAATCTAAACAAACAAAACACGGTGTAGAAGCGTGGACGCCATTATTTGGTTCGGAAGAAGGTTGTTTTGGAGTTGACCCTTTTAACAGAAGTACTACGGTTGACGGTAGAGGTTCAAAAGGTTCAATTCATTTGTATATTCCTATGAGTACTTTGGGCTATCCAAACAACAGTTACATTTTAGAATACATTGACAGACCGTCAATTATTGAAACATTCTACGAAGATGTGATTATGTCAATGGTTTATTATTCATTACCAATGTTGCCTGAGTTTTCAAGTGACAAGTTTTCTCAATTTATTTTAGATAGAGGTTATCGTCACTTTGTAAGAAACAATCCTTTTGTGCCTTGGAATGAATTAAGTAAAGAAGAACAACGATGCGGAGGTGTAAATGCTCAAAATGGTAAAATAATCGACAGACAGTTTCACGCAATAAATTCACACATAAACGACCACGTAGGGATTGCCAGAGACGATACTTATAGACCAAAAGAAGAAATAGGTTATATGCCATTTTCAAGAACATTACGGCAATGGAAAAATACCGACCCAAGTAAGAGAGGAAAATTTGACGCTTACATCAGTTCAAGTTTAGCCAAAATAGGAACACAGTCGAGAATGACCGCTCCACCACCAGAGAAAAAAATAATGAGAATTCCTTTTAAAAAATACGATAACACAGGTGCAATTTCTAAAGCAATATAACCATGGACACAGTTAAAAAATCAATTTCATTCCCGGATCCATTAGCTCCGTTTTCAGAAAAAAAGACAGATACTTACGGACTTTCTATTGCACAATTAATTTCGTCCGAATGGTTCGGTAGCGGAGGTATGATTACCACAGGATGTGAATTTATGAATAGGAAAGAATACGTCCGTAAAAAAAGACTATTTGTCCGTGGTGAACACGATGCAGGCTATTTCAAAAATCAAATGGCTAAAGGCGACAATGATTTGGACTACATAAATATTGATTGGTCCAACATCAATTGGGCTGAGAAATTTTGCCGTATCGTTTCCAATGGGCTTTCAGATAAGAATTATAAACTTGACGTTCGGGCAACTGATAAGCTTTCTGCAATGAAAAAAGAAAAGCAGCAAGATTATTACTTGAAAGAAATGAAGTCCAAGAATATGCTTTTAAAAGCCAAAAAAGAACTTGGTATCGACCTTATGCCAAAAGGTTTTGTTCCAGAAGACGAGGAAGAAATGAATCTTTATATGGAAATTAAGGAGCGTCCTCGTATTGAAATTGCCGAAGAAATTCTAATTGACTACGTTTTTAATACAAATGAATGGTCATTCCTTGAAGGCCAATTCGCAAAAGACCTGGTTGACGTAGGACTTATTGTTGGCCGTATTTATACCAATAAAAGTGACGGTGTAAAACTTGCATACGTTGATCCCGAAAACTATATCCACAGCCGAGTAACGAGAAACGACTTTTTCGACAAAACTTATGAAGGTGTTGTGGAAACGGTTTCTATTAGCGACATTAAAAGAGAATCAGGATTTGATGATGCTACATTGCGAAAAATAGCAAAATCATACGGAGCGAGTAATTCCAATATGGGAATTGATTATTCTAACTGTAAGATTGAAGACATCATCAATTACAAAGTAAACGTTTGCCGTTTTGCTTACAAAACTACCAAAACCATTACTTACAAAAAGAAAATTCGTAACGGAGAAACTGTAAAAGCAAGCCGTAAAGATGATAACTACATAGCTCCCGACAGAAAGGACGTTGGTATGATTTCAAACACTTTTGATGTATGGTTTGAAGGTAACCACATTGTAGGTACAAATTACATTTACGGTTACAAAGAATGCGAAAATCAGTACGACGACGTGATGAATAAAGCAATGTCGCCATTCGTAACATTCGCTTATGATATTTACGAAAATAGATTGCGTTCGTTCACTGACAACATCGAAGCAGCTTCACGTCAACTGCAAAAGATTTCATTAAAAATTCAGCAGTTAGTTTCTGAACTTACTCCAGATTTAAAAGAAGTCGATTTGGATATGTTGGCCGAACTTGACGATGGCAAAGGAGGTGTTAAGAAAGAAGTTTGGCAAACGGCTTTATCGCTTATGAGCGCCAAAGGGGTTGTTTTCAAGAAACGAATTGATATGGGCGAAACGGGACTAAAAGACGCGCCTGCAGTTCGTCCTTATGGAAGTCAACAAGGTTCTGCACTAACTATTCTTTTAAATACATGGGCTCAGTACTACAATTTCATCCGAGAAAACACGGGCGTAAATCCAGCGCGTGACGGATCTATGTCGGCCGATTCATTAGTGGGTGTAAATCAAATGGCTGAACTTGCAAGCAATACAGTTACCGCAAACATCGTTGAGACAGCCGTGCTTTTCAAGAAAAAATTAAGCGAGAATATTTCCACACGTATTCACAGTATTTTCAGTTATTCAGAAGCTAAAAAAATCAAAGAGATTTACGCCAACGTGGTCGGTCGTCAAATGATTGACTTTATGGAAATTCTAAAAGACCGTCACTTGCACGAGTTCGGATTTACATTCGAAATGAACCCTACTTCGCAAGAGATAAAAGATTTTGCAGATTTACTTACTCTTGCGGTTCAAGAACAAACCATCGACGTAGAAGTAGCTTACCAAGCAAAACAAATCGCCAAGGTAAACATCAAAAAAGCAACTGAATATTTGATGTACCACCGAAGAAAACGAATGAAGCAACGTCAGGAAGAACAAGTAATGTTAGCTCAAGAAAAAAGCAAGAACGACGCTATGTCTAATCAAGCAGCTGAAATGGCAAAATTGCAATCTTACCAAGCTATGAAGGAGATTGATTTAAAATTCCTTGAAAGAGCTACAAGCATTGAATTAACCAAAGCACAAGCTTTACAGCAATTAGCCGTACCAAAAGAACAACGTGAATTCGAGCAAGAAGTTTACTTGAAAAAAATCGAATCAATGACTTCGTTAGATAAAGAGGAATTTAAGGAATCGAGAAAGGACGATAGGACAAAAATTCAAGCAAGCCAACAAAGTAAAATGAAGCAAGCTAATGAAAATGACGAGCCTATTGATTTTGAAGCCGAAGAAGATTGGTTTATGAGCTAACAATAAATAAAATTTATAACAAATTGCATTACAATAGATAAAAACAATTATATTTGTAATCGAAAACTAAATACAGTATGGAAAATAATGCCAACGTCGAGATGACAGGGGCTGAAAACCAAGAGAATCAAACTCAAGATTTATCAAATAATCTTGATGCTTCTCAAGAGAATCAGAACTCCCAAGAAACTACACAGCCTACACAGGCTGAAATCGCCACGGCTTACCTAAAAGAGCAAGGCTTCGAATTTGAAACCATTGAAGACTTAAAACGCGTTCCCGAAAAAATCATTGAAACAAAAGAAGTGAATCCGTATGAGGATATTCTTGATGACGATGATAAAGCTTATTTGACTTACAAAAAAGAAACGGGTCGAGGTCGTAAAGATTTTGAAGCTTTAAATTCAAATCTTGATGAACTTCCTAGAATCAACTTGGCACGTGAAAAAGTTAGAAAAGAAAGTGGTTTAACTACACTTACTGACGAACAAGCCGATGAATACCTTGCAGATACTTTAGGTATTGACATTGAAGACATGAGTGGGTCTGACCAAATCAAATTGGCTCAATACACCAAATCCATTTTAGAAGAAAAAAAAGCCGAGCAGGAGAAATACCGCAAGCCAATTGAAAATAAACCAGAAAATCAAAATCAAGAAAAAAACGAGTATGTGCGATTACCAAATGGTTCCGTGATGCTTAAATCTGATTTAGAAATTTTGGAGAAAGAAAGTCAAAAAACTATTGAGATTGCAAAAGAAGCAGTGAACAGTGTTGCCGCTTCCGCTTTTGAAGTAGTATTTGACGATAACGGAACCGAAAGAAAAGAAGTTTTTAGTTATGATTTTGACGAAAAAGACAAGCATAGTATGTTGTCAAACGTGTCAAATATTGATGCTGAAATTCTAAAAGATTACGGACCGAAAGAAAGTTTCAACCATAAACAATTCGGTGAGGATATGTTTTGGAGAAACAAAAACAACAGGGAAAAAGCAATTGCTTCCATTGTTCACAAGGCAGTAGCCAAGAACACAGAAGAGATTTTGAAGCAGAGAGGGAACGTAAATTACGAAACCCATAGAACGCTCGAAAAACAAAAAATTGATGGTGTTGTTGTTAAGCCGATACACGAGGTATTCGGATTAAGATAATTTATAAAAAACTACAATCATGGCATTTGATTTAAAAGATTTTAATGGCTCTGGAGTAGCCGTTATTACAGACAATTTAAGCTCCCTTCGCGCATTGCCAGAAAACTTTGCGTCTTCATTTGATTATTTGTCACAAAACGTTCCGGAACTTGTTCCTGAATTAATGTATGCAAACGGAAAGGGAAGTATTCTTGGATTTATGAGAGCTGTTACAAACGGTACAGAAAGCACTTTTGAAAGTGATTACGTACAACACGCCGAAGTAAACAGACTTCACAAAATCCTTACTGGCGTTAGCGCTACAAATAATGTTTTTACTTGTGGCGAGGCTCACGGATTGCGAGTAAAAGATGTTGTTAGAATTTCTGATGGTACTGATGAATACCAAGGTATTGTATCTGCTATTAATTCTGGAACTGTATTTACCGCTCTTTCTGACGGTGTTGCATTTGCTTTTTCAGCTACTCCTGTGAGTGTTCAAGCTGACTTCTCAAGTAGATTCCTTAAAGGTGATGATGCTTTTACAGAAGGTAAAAAACAAAGTATGTTGACTTACAAGTTTCACCCGCAAATCGTTCAGGAATTCTATGAAATTTCCGATTCAGACTTGGCGCAAAAAACTTGGGTACAGACTGGTGCAGGACCTATGTGGTGGAATTTCGAATTGGACAGAACTTACACAAAGTTTGACAATAAAATCGAATTGACTGCTATTTTCCATAAGAGAGCTGCTGACAACGCGCCTTCTACAGTAGCTGGTAATGCTCAAGGTTTGAACGGTGTAATTCCTACAATTGAAAGTCGAGGAAATATTTCTAATGATTTTATTACTACTCAGGACGATCTTTCCGATTTAGCGAAAAGAATCAAAAGACAAGGGACTTCTTGTAGAGAATACACAATGTGGTGTGGTCACGACCAAATGGCTAGATTGCGAATCCTTTGTGCTGGTTTGAACTCTTCATTTATGAATGGATCTCACTACGGAGCGTTCAATAACAGTAAAGACATGGCTTTGAACTTGGATTTCGTATCTGTATTTATTGATGGTGTTCAATTTCACTTTGCATCATGGGCTTTGTTGGATGACCCTACACTTATGGCTGCTGAATTGTTTGATACTACTTCTATTGCGTATGTGTTGATTCCAACAGGAAATTCTGCAGTAATGGAAAATGGAGTTACATCTTCTAAACCATACATCAACCTACGTTACAGAACTAGCGGTACTGTTAATCGTAAGCGTCAAATGAAAGCTTTTGGTGTTCTTGGAACTCCAGTTACAAGAGACGCTTCTCACGTACAGCTTTTGTCAGAACTTACAGTTGACATGGCAGGTGTAAACGCCTTCTTCGTGGGTAGAAAAACTGAATTTTATTAATAAATAGATTGATGCCGAGATTTCAAAGTCTCGGCATTTTTTACTTAAAATTAAAAAACTAAAAAAAATGAAAGTTACTTTAAGATTAACAGGTCAAGATACTCCTCTTACGTGGTCTGTTCCGCAAGAAGGCGTAATGGCTACCAAAGAAAACAAGGGAAAAAAGTACATAAATTACTATCCAGGTCAAGATTCTAACTTTACGGAAGATATTACCAATAAAGACATTAAGCCATCAAAGGTTCCTGATTTTACTTACAATGCGCTTGCAAAAGCAACTGAATTGACATTTGACGATTCTGATATTTCTTTGTTTAATTATTTAACAAAACAACATCCTTGGGCAAACAGAAAATGGAAAATTTTCAGTAAAGAACTTGAGGCTAAAGAGAGTTTGATGAAATTCGACGATGTTGAAAAAGCGCTTGAATACATTAAACAATCAGACGAAGATAAGATTAAAGCTATTGCAATGGCGATATTTGGATTGACGTATTTCTATAAATCAAATACACAATGTTCCGCAGAATTAAAAGCAAAAGCTGTCAGTAGTCCAAAAGAGATTATCGACACTATAGAAGCCGATACGTACGAAACAAAATTCGTAGCCGGATTAGCATTGGTTTCTGGTATCGTAAAAATTAATCAGACACACACGGCAATCGTATGGTCGGACAGCGAAGGAGTTATCGTTCACGTTGCGCAAGGAGAGAACGGATTGGATAAACTTTCCGAGTTCTTACGGAAACAATCGCCAGAATCTTTGATATTGATGCAAGAGTTTCAAGAAAGGCTTGATACTAAATTGAATAAAGCTGCAAAGGATAATGAGATTCAAAGCAAACTATCTGAAAAAGACAGAGAAATTGCCGAGTTAAAAGCAATGCTTGTTAATTATGGAAACATTGCGCCAACCGCAACATTCGCTAATGAAGAAGCAACTGATTTGGACGTGCTAAAAGAAGCTCAAGAGCAGTACGTAGCGAAATTTAACAAGCAACTACCAGCCCCATATAAAACAAATCTTGAATGGATTAATAAAAAACTTCAAGAGTAACAGAACCACTATTTTTAGTTTTTAGTGCAATTTTTTCCCGAAGTGAAAATGCCTTGTCTTATGGCAAGGCTTTTTTTTAAAATATGAATTATGGCTATCTCAATCGACAAAGTATATAAAAAAGTATTAACGTTCACTAACAGCGATATTCGAGGTAATGTAAAGCCTAGTGACGCACGTTTAGCGATTGACGACGTAGTTCACGAGATTATAGATGAATACTTCGCTGACGTAAATAGATTGATTAATCGGGAGAACAGAGGTCTAATCAGCGGTGGATTGGTAAACTTGCCCGACCGAACGAGAGAAAAAATTTTACACTTCCTAAAAGAAGACGTGGTTTTAGTATTTGAAACGCCTTACTTTAAACTACCAACAGACTTGCAATTTATTGATAGTGTATTTTACCAAAGCAACAACGAGGTTGAATTTTGTAAAGACAACAAAGAATTTAAACTTATAGCGAATTACGCTGACACTAAACCAACAATAAATTATCCAATTGGATTACTTGTAGGGGATAAGATTAAAATCGCTCCTGCGTCAATAAACAACAGCGTTACCGTATCTTATTTACGAAAACCAAAGTTTGCAAATTGGACTTTTACAGTAATTGACGGAGTAGAACTTTTTAATCCTTCCGCATCCGATTTTCAGGACATTGATTTGCACCCAAGCGAGGAATCAAACGTAGTGCTTCGGACACTGAAAAGATTTGGAATAAATCTAAAAGAAAACGACCTAGTTGCCGTGACGACAAACGAAACGGCACAAGACTTTAACCAAGAAAACGCTTCGTAATTATGCCACAGATAATCATTACCAATGTTCAAAAAGTAGGATCTAGTCACGAAGTATCTTTTACTGCTGATTTTAACTTAGAGAATTTGTTTTACCAAACATCACTTGATAATGTGAATTGGAATTCGCCGGTGGCTTTAAATAATTTCACAAGTCCTATTACAGTCAATGGAATTACATACGGGAATTTCTTTATCAGACTTGGTACAGATTACACCGAAACTGACGCAAGAATATACACAAGCGTTTACAGTCCCGTTTACAACTAATAAAACAAAAAAAAATGACAAGAGCAGAATTAAATACTCAGATTGATGCTGATATCACAAATAAAACAACCGCAGCGAGTATAACACCTACTGTTGATGGTGCTAACAGAAAAAAAATAGTCGACTATGTTGACGAGCAAATTGAAAATCTACCAATAGGGGTAAAAACAAGCTCTGCTTATACGTTAACAGGAACTCAGCAAGTACTTACTTCGGATTTTAATTTCTGTAACTTTGGTGGAGGGCAAGCTTTTTTACCTCCAACACCGGTAATAGGAAAAGAAATTTTCGTAACGGCTTTATCTGCTAATATTGATATCTGGTCTAACGAAGCAAACGAAGCAAAAATCTTTATAACAATGGGTACTTTTTTAACAAAAGTAACATTAGCAAACAATGAAACATATCGATTTACATATGTAGGTATTGCTGGGTATTGGAAAGCTGAATTAATATAAAAAGCCATGGTAATACTTTCAAACACATATAATTTCATTCAGCAAAATAATATTGATTCGGGATTACCACAAACTCCCGAGCAATATTACAGCAATGAAGATAATTTCGGATCGTACCAATATACGAACCTGAAAGATATTATAGATTCTATGCTTTTGGAAGCACAGGACGACGACAGTTTTTTAAAGAATACGCCAAGAAGTAAACTGATACGTCACGCAAAACAAGCTATTCGAGAAGTAACACGACAAGTTGCTAATGACGTAATTGCAATTGAAGTTACAGTTCCAGGTTCTTTGTGTTGGCCAATGCCACAAGATTATGTGAATTACGCTAGAGTCTCAGTTGTTGAATACGATAGCGTTACGGGAAGTTTACGACTGCAACCATTGGACGTAAACTACAAAATAAACACAGCAATTGGTTATCTTCAAGATAATAATGCTGATATTATTTTCGACGAAGATGGATTGATTATTACCGCAGACAGTTCCAACGGTTACGCAAAACCTTACAAAAAATATAATTTTTCAACCGAATACCAACCTACTTTAAATACCTCTAAGTTGAGTCAGTTTGGGGAATTTACACCCGATGAACGACGCGGAATGTTTTTGTTTAGTTCGGATTTATCCGATAGAGAAATTGTAATTGAATACGTTTCAGACGGATTGCAAGCAGGATTTCTTGACGAGGAAATTACAGTACATAAATACTTGCGAGATACTATTGAAAATTGGGTTTACTTTTCGTGCATTGAACGTAGAAGAAACGTGCCACAAAATGAAAAAGACCGTGCTTTGAGAAGGTACAAAACAACATTGCATCAAGCAAAAATGGCTTTAGCAAACTTTGATTTATTACGAATCGCACGTACACTTCGTGCTAATACTATGACTTTGTAATGCCAATATTCAGAAAAACATTTAGTTCAGGTAGAATGCAACTCGACGTCGATAATCGTTTGTTGCCTGATGGCGAATACCGTGAAGCGACCAACGTAATTGTAATTAATAACGAGATTGGAGAAGAAGGAGGTATTACGAAATCATACAGCAACAAACGGCTCACAAACTTAAACCTTGGCGTCAATCCAATTACATTAGGCGGCTTTACTTATAATGCCAGAAATCGAATCTATTGGCTTGTGCTTTCTGATAGCGGATCGTTCTTAATTGAATACGATGCAAATTCAAATACTACCTCGTTTCTTTTAAAAGAAACACGTGCTATCGGTTCAAGAGTATTTGATTTAAAAAAAGACTTTCCTTGTACTGCTATAAATATCATCGCTCACGAGGACCCGAATAAAGAATTAATATTATTGACGGAAAACAATATGGAGCCGTTGTGTATTAATATTTCCAGAGCAAAAACATACGGAGAAAACGGCTTTGAGAAAGAAGATATTTACTTGATTAAAAGTCCGCCAAAAAATCATCCAAATGTTTCTTTGACTTACACGGGTGGCCTTGAAAATTACATGGAAGAAACTTTCCAATTATTCGGCTACCGATACAAATACCTTGACGGAGAGTATTCCGCATTTTCGGATTTTACAAATTATCAGTTTGCACCTGGGGAATTTGAATTGGATTTGCAAAGTATGGAAAATATTGGAATGATAAACCGTTTCAATGCCGTTCGAATTACTTTCAATACCGGAGATAAACGCGTTACTGATATTCAATTAATACTCAAAAAAACAAACTCAAACGTTCCGTACCTTATTGAAACATTCAATAAAGAGGACGAGCAATGGGGAGACGACACGAATCAAAGTTTTGTATTTGCGAACGAAAAAATATACCAAGCATTGCCAGAACGCGAACTTTTCAGAACGTTCGATAATGTTCCTAGAAAATCATTGGCTCAAACTATTATTGGAAACAAAGTTGTATTTGGGAATTACCTTGAAGGCTATAATTTACTTGACGAGAATTTAAAAAAAATAAATGCGAATTATACACTTTCAATAATCTCAAGGGATATTACAGGAAGTAATTTAGATTATACACTCACTACGCCATATAGCGAAGGAGGACGTGTTGTAAATATTGATTTTACGGGAATTTCATTCAAAAAAGGAAATAGCATTCGTTTTGGTTTTGAAATGGAATCAGCTTACGAAGGTTTTCTTGGTATATTAGTAAAAACAGGAAGTTACAGTTGGACAATTGATTATGTTTTGGCTCAAGATTATACCGACTTAGATGCTTTTGTTGCAGATCCAGAATTCATTACTTTTCTTACAGATACACTAACTACAAACTTTAATTCAAAAGTAGAATTTACGCCACCTGACAATAGCGTATTAACAAGTAGTACTCCTTTTGGGTTTTCTAGTGTAGGAAACGTACTTACTATTACCGCGCCCGTTTTTGTTTATGAAATAGATGCAACTCCTGCTGACCCATTAGATGATTCTTTTGGAACTAGAGCATATAATTGGTTTTTTAAAAGCCAATCGACTGTGTTTTACAGAAATTTTGCAGTGTCAAGTTCAGTAAAATCGAATAGAAGTTACGATGTTGGATTGCTTTATATGGATGAATTCAAAAGAAAAACAACAGTCATTACAAGTAAGAAAAACACGATTTACATTCCGCAAACATTCAGCATTAATAAGAATACAATCAAAGTATCGCTCGATAGTTTGCCTCCATATTGGGCCAAGAGTTTTAAATTTGTAATCAAGCAAACTCCGTTGACGTACCAAACTATTTACGCATCTGTTTTCTTTGAAGACGGATTGTACCGATGGATAAAACTTGAAGGCGATAATAAAGACAAAGTAAAAGAAGGCGATGTTCTTATTGTAAAAAAAGATATTCAAGGAGCGTTGCAAGATGTAATTAAAGTAAACGTACTCGAAAAGAAAGTTCAAGACACAGATTTTATTACCGGTAACAATGACGAGGACGGAGCCGAAATAATCGAGCCACTCGGCACGTATATTAAAATTAAACCACAAGGAATTTTTATAGATTACTCCCTTGATGAATTTTTCTTTAATGAAAAAAATAGATACACTCCGGTAGGTCGTCCAGTAGTCAGGAATGAAGGTTTTTCAAAATTAGTCGGAACTACTATTGTTGACTTAAAAATACCACAAGGTTCGGTTATCACAATTAAACTAGAGAGCGACGGACGTAGTCGAGGTAAAAAAACTTTTGAAAAAACTTATATTTCTGATTCTGACTATGATAATTTTAAGCTATGGTTTGATGCTAATGTATTGCCAAATATGCCTTTATCTATTAAAGAAAACGAAGTGGAGGCGTATAGCAACGTTTTTGTAATTAGAGGTATTCCGATAGGAGCAAACGACTACACTCCAGACCCTGATGGTTATTTATATATGATTTCAGAAGGTATCACTCCAGGTAATGGAGGTCGTAGAAATGGTTTTCTCACAAGTACAGTTACCATACGTTTAGTAGATGGCTTTGTAATATTCGAAACCGAACCGAAACAAAGTGAAGACGAAATTTACTACGAGACCGAACAGTCTTACGACATTGTTGACGGCAAACACTTAGGTAATTTACAAAACCAAACTGATTTACTTCCCGCTGAATTTGAATTAGATTTTTTTAATTGCTACGTTCAAGGAAACGGTGCCGAAAGTTACCGTGTGAAAGACGGATTGAATAAAAATTATTTAAACATTGACACAAAACCAACTTCTACTTCGATTGAAGAGTATAAAGAAATTAGACGTGCCGCAGATTTAACTTACAGCGAATCATTTGTAGAAAGTTCAAGTATTAATGGTTTGAATGTATTTAATTTATCAACTGCTAATTTTAAAGACGACCTTGATAAGCAATACGGAAGTGTTCAGAAGTTACATTCACGTCAAAATGATATTGTGGTACTGCAAGAAGAGAAGGCTGGAAAAGTATTATTTGACAAAGACGCTATATTCACAGCTGACGGTAATGCAGCATTAACTTCTGTTCCAGGAGTACTTGGTCAATGGGTGCCGTATCAAGGGAATAGGGGTATTGGAAAAAACCCTGAAAGCTTTTCAGTTGACGACGATGGACGAATTAAATTTGCATCAATAAGAAATGGCTCAATAAGTAGACTTTCACTTGATGGTATCGAAGATATTGTTTATGGTGTAAAATCTTTCTTTCGAGATTTATTCATTGCTCAACCTAACGCAAGAATTATTTCAGGCTTCGATCCGTTTTTGGAACAAACCGTATTTTCAATCGGAAATGAACCTGAAAGAATACCGCTGTTTAATTGCTCAAATGAAGTAATCAAAACAAATCAGGACGTACCGTTTAGTTATAATTTACTATTGAATAACCTTGGCGGAGATATTATTTTAAGCTACAATATTACTTCAGGAAACGCTACAATTCAAGTAGTATTTAATGAAGCAACTACCGTGGTTTCTAATGTTACAGGTACGGGAAATATTGTAGTTGTTAGAAATAGTTTGGTTGAAAATATTGCAACTATTATCGTAACTCCTATTGGTGGTCCAATTACTTATTCTATTTTTAATACTTGTCCTATTGGTACGGAATTAGAAATTGTAATGGTGGTATTGAATGATAATTTAGACAACGAACAAACCATAACAAACCGATTTAGGAGATTGTCTTCGTCATTTATTTCAAATGATGATATTTTTAATGAAGGTCCAGTTACGAGATTTCAAAGTATTATTGGTACAGAAGGTGTTGGCTCATTCCCTACGAACGACGACATAATGATAATTCAGTCATTCAAAGATAGTTCTAACAGCGGAAAACTTGATTTAACCAAATGCAACCGACTTGGATTTTTAATCAGTGATGCAGATTACGAAGAGGCGGATTACTTGGATATTATAAACGATGCCGATACGCAATTCATTACAGTAACAGAAACAGGCGAAGAAGATTTTTCTTCTACCGTATCAGGTAATTTTATTTTCAACCGAACGTCCACGTCAGAAAAATTATATTTGATTTGGGATTATACAGATAGAAATCCAGTTCTTACAAACGATTCGGCTTCGGTTACAGTAGGTGGAGAGGTTGTAATTGATGTGTTGGCTAATGATGAAGTTTCAGTAGATGCTACTGTAGAAATTACCGTACAACCATTACACGGAACTGCTGTCGTAAATCTTGATCAAATCGTTACATACACACACGACGGAACTGCTAATTTTGATGATGAATTTACTTATCAAGTTACTGATAACGGGTGCTCGTCAGTAGCGAAAGTTATTATAAGTATCGGAGTGTCTTGTTCAGAAGGTCTAGACGCTGGTGGCGGAATGGGTATTTATGAATTTTTATTAAATGTAGGAACCGCTGTAGGTCGCACCGGAATAAAATACAACGCAGAAAACATTCCTGATAGATTCCAAATGTATTACGATGATGTATTGGTCGCTGATAGTAAATATGTTGGCGACGGCATTACGGGAATACCGCCTGCTTTTGGAGGTTTATTAGGTCCAAGAACCTTAGATGTACTTTCTTACAACGGAACTGATTTTGTGCCTACGGGCGATACGGTAGCTATTGATGTTATTCAAGATGATATTGCTGATAACTTAACAGAGCCGACTGACGGAAACGGAGTGCTTTATTTTAATAAAACTACTGCGCTACCCACAGCTATAAAAGTAGTTGTAACAGGTCCTTTTGAAATGACAGGATGGTCTATTACTGGCATTTGCCCTATTCCAGAAGAAGAATTACTTGACGGTGTAGATAAATTTGTTTATGGATTTTTTGTTGATGCAGACAAGGATTTAACGACAAAATCGATTGGTTTGTTTTTAGGGACTTCACCTGCAAAATTCTATACAAACTTTTTGGGCAATGTGAATTTTACAGTCTACGGATGGACTTCAACAAATAAATTTATCAACGACGGCGTGACGTGGTGGAAAATAGATTCAGACGGAACAATATTAAGCACAGGAACAATTTAAAAACAAGGATATGCAGTACACAATTAGCCATAGCGAAAAAAATAAAGGTTGGAATAGTTTTTGGTCCTACATTCCTGATTTGTTTTTGAGATTAAACAACCGATTTTTCACAATTAAAAACGGACAACTTTGGATTCATAACGATGTTGAAAATCCAGTTCGTAATAACTTATACGGAACGCAATATGCCTCTTCTGTAAAAACAGTGATTAACGACGCTATGACCGAAGATAAGATTTTCAAAACATTGGTATTGGAATCAAATCAAAAATGGAACGCTACACTCGTTACGAACTTAACCGAAAGCAGTTTGACAACATCAAATTTCAATACGCGTGAAAGTCGGCAATTTTCTTTTATTAGAGGAAATGAACGGTCGGGAGCGTTGACGGGTAATGCTGCACAAGGAATTGGTGTTGCTTCTGCGGCGGCTTCTAACTTGGTATCATTCAGTACTATTCCAAGTTTAATTTCCGTGGGCGACATCTTATTTCAATTAAATGGACAAGCACAAGAAGAGATTGGAGAAATTACAGCGATTAACACTACAAACAATACAATAACGGTAGATATTATCGTTACCGACCCCGAAGTAGGTTTTTACTTTTTCGCTAAAAAAGACAGCCGTATTGAAGGCGAGGAAGTGAGAGGTTATTATTTGGAAGTGGAACTATCAAATACTAATACCGAGGCAGGAGAATTATTTGCAGTATCAACCAATTCAGTGAAAAGTTATGTTTAATATTAGAGCATTGACCGAAAACGATTACCCTGAATTATGCAAGTGGTGGAAATTTTTTAGATTTTCTGCACCCGAAAAAGAGTATTTACCTAACGACGGACTTGGTGGAATTATGGTAACGAAAGACGGCATTGATATTTGTGCGGGATTTTTATATTTTACCAATTCAAAACTAGCATGGCTGGAATTTATCGTATCAAATCCTGACTACCGAGAGAGCGACCGAAAAGACGCAATTGTATTTTTGATTTCAGAATTAACCGAGATTGCAAAACGTAAGGGGTTTTCGGCAGTGTTTACATCAGTAAAACATCAAGGGTTAATAAAACACTACGAAGCGTGCGGATATTCTAAAGGAAGTAATAATACAACCGAAATGATAATCAAGTTATAGATTTTATTTATACATTTGTAGAATACAATAGTACTTAGCTATTAATCAGTGATGTGAATCACGGAAAATTATAAAATTATGTGTGCAGCAATTACATCGGCGGCTTTAGGTGTTGGGATGGCGGGGTATCAAATCTACCAAGGATCCAAGCAAAAAAAAGAAGGTCAGCGAGAACTAAGCGAATACGAGCGTCAAGAACTTGACAATGCTTTCAAAGAAATTTCCTTAAGTACTTATGGCTCAGATTTACTTCGTGAAGAAAACGCACGTACATCAGCAGGACTTATTGATGTGGCACGTCAAGGCGGTTCACGTTCAATAATCGGTGCTATTCCAAAAGTAGTAGGTGCTACAAATCAAATCAACCAACAAGCAGCTAAACTTATCGACGACCAGGCTATTAATCGTGAATACGCTATTGCGGGAGATAACTCACGTATCGAAGGAATTACCGAAAACAGAGATATTCAAAACATCAATGCTATTGGCTCTAAAATCCAAGCAGGAAATCAAGATATGTGGAGCGGAATGATGGGTGTTGCAAGTAGTTTAGCTTATGCGAATAGAAATATTAATTCAGCTAAAGGCACTCCTGCAGAACGAATGCAATTAGAAGGAACTGCCACTACGAATCCAAACGGAGTTGTAGTTGTACCATTTGATGCGCCACTACCAACTGCGAGCGTTCCATTTGCAAGCAGTACGCCTTACTCTGCATTAAGTAGTATTTTTGATGAAGATACATTTAGAAATCAATTGAGACGTAAAGATATGGTAACTAATCAAATCAATTTCTAATGGCAAATAGTAACAATGTTTTTGCAGGCGCACAACCACTTCAAGGTAATGTTTCTGATTGGGTAGCTGGTCAGGAAAAAATGGATTTTGATTACAGAACCGAGCAAAGGGAAATCGCTAAAATTCAAGACGCAAAAAAAGAGAAAGAGCAGTTAGAGTATGAAAAAAGACTAAGCAAAATTAAAGATTTTGATATCGCTACAACTAAGGTGCGCTCTGTTGACGAAATAAACGCACAGTTGTTGATGAAAGGAAAAGACAAAAAATTAGAAATCTACAAAAAACTTAAGCCTGGAATTTCAAATGAGGAATATGCTAGCCTTATGATTCAGGATAAAAAACTAGACAACCTTGCTGATTACATAAAAATGTCTAACGAAGCTTTTGTGGCTGAAATGACAGCGTTTCAAGACAAAGTAGCGAAAGGAGAAATTCAGCCAACAGAAAAACAATTAAAAATGCTTCATAGCCTTTCAGAAGGTTATTCATCATTTGAGCTTGACGACGACATGATGCCTATGATTGGATTATGGGACAAAGACGGTGTTGATGGTAAAGGCGACGGTAAGCCAGATATTCTATCCTACGATAAAATAATTTCGGGACAAATGCTAGGGGAACTTATTCCAAAAGTAAATTTCACTACTACATTTCAGGGATTAGGAGAAAAATTAGGTTCAACTAAAATAGGTACTGACAGGAACTTTGTAGAAAATACTAAAAAATTCACGCCAATTGAATTTGCACAAAGAACCGCAAAGGCTAGTTTATACGACCCAAGCGGAAATTTGACACCCATAGCAAAATCTTGGATTTACGAAAACAAAAGAATATCGGATTGGAAAAACGTTCCACAAGCAGTTCTTGACGAAATGGAAGCTAAGGCTACTAGAATAATGCTTGACACCAAAGACACTGAAAACACTACGAAGGTTGATAACTCCGCTATAAATGCAGCAGCAGAAAGAGCGAGAAAACAAGCCAAAGACAACAAAGAAAAAACAGGAAGCGGTAAGTCAAAAGATTTTTCTATGTCAGACTTAAAACAGACAGCCGTAAAACGTGATGTAACTAAAGACTCTAAAGGCAACGTAATAAAAAAAGGCGATGTAAAAGAACAAGTGTATCAAGGAAATATAAAAATAGTTAGAGAAACAGGTACAGCAAAAGAAAGTTTAAGATCGTTCTCTATTTCAAAAGATGGATCTGTCAATGTTACAGTAGATATTTCTGAAAAAGATGAAACTGGAAATAATAGAATTGTCAAAAAAACATATAATTCAAAAAAGGAAGCTGACGAAGTAGCTTATTTTGTTCAAAGATTTAAAGACCCAGAAACAGGGGAATTTGTAAAAACTATTGATGAATTTAGGGATAAACTAGGAGGTTTTAAAAAAAACACAACTACAAATAACAACGACCCTTTAGGGTTGGGATTATAAGAAATAACCATGCAAGAAAACGAACCACAAGGCAAAAATCCAATTTCGCCACAAGAATTTTCTAAAAAAGTTAAAGAAAAATATCCACAATATAAAGATGTGGACGATGTTTTGTTGGCTCAAAAAATGATTGAAAAATATCCTGAATATAAAAACCAGGTAGTTTTTGGCGATATAAAAAAAAAAGACGAATCCGTTTCTGCTGTTCCAAAAACAAAATCGGAATCGGCACCTCAAAATGGTTCTTCGGTTGGTGCAAAACGTGATACCTTCACAGAACAAATTACTCAACCAAATGTTTTCAAGAACGAATACAAAACCATTGATGGAAAAACAAAAACCTTAAAACCTACTTCTGCTCAAAATAAAAACCTTGAAGTAGCCAATAAAGCTTTTGAATACGCCAAGCAAAACGTCAGTAAAGAAAATTCTCTTAAAAAAATAAACGACGAAGTTGATAATAATCAATGGACTGATAAGATTGCTCAAGGATTTAAAAACGCCTACAATACTTCGGTAGGTACTCCATTAACTTTGGTTAATACGTTATTGGGTGGCAACAAGGATTTTCGTGCTAAAAAATACGTTCCTCTTGAACGCGAAAAAAAACAAGCCTTAAAAGATTTAGAGCAAGAAAAAAAATCAGACAAAAGCGTTGTTATAAATGACGAAATAATATCTGAACGTGCCAAGCAACTTTTTATTGAAAAAGACATGCAAGAGCAAATGATTCAACTTATCGACGAAGCTTTACCAAGTGGTTACGACAGAGAAGGCGTTTGGAAAGAATTGAAACTAGAATCATTACGAAGTAACGACGCGTTACGCTCCGCAGTAGCAAGTGCCGAAGTTTATAAAGCACAAATGCAAGAACTTGATAATTTTTACGCAAGCCTTACTCCAGAAGAGAAGAAAAATGGCGTATCAGGAGATAGATTTAAGGAATTGGAAGATGTAAGAGAAAAGGCAAAACAAGCAATCAAAGGACTAGAATACCTTGCCAAAAACTTCGACAATTATTTACAAAAAGCAAATACCGACCAAGAAAAACTTGAGTTATTTAAGTACAATTACAATGACTTCGAAAAAGAAACCTCATTACTTAAAAACAGTGCTAAATATATTGTAGGAGGAACTGTAAAACTAGCTTCGGAAGGATTAAAGTTTGCAGCAAATAATCTCAATCAAGAGGAAATGTCAACGCCTTTAAACGCTATGTCTGAAATCGGTAGCGAACTTATGAACGAAGCCGAAAAAGATAATACGCAATTTTACCGCTACAAAGCTTCTCAAATAAACAGTTGGTCTGATCTTGGTTCATTCGTTTTTCAATTAGGTGCCGAACAAATACCAATACTTGCTTCTATTTATCTTGGCGGAACAACAGGGCTTGTCGCGGTAAGTGCTTCGTCAGGAGGTCAAAAAATAAATCAACTTGAGGAAGATGCCAAAAAACCTTTTGGAAGAGTGTATTCCGATGGCGAAAAACTATTGGCCGGATTGTTATACGCCGGTGCCGAATATTTCCCAGGGGTATTTGGTACGGCAAGAATTTTAAAAGACCTTGAAAAAACAGTTTCGGCTGCATCTACAGCTTCGAGAAGAATGTTTACTGATAGCTTTTTGAAAACTACTTACAAAGGCCTAGGCAAAACCGCTTACAATGTAGGACTTGAAGGCGGTACAGAATTAATTACAGCCGAAGGACAAATTACCATTGACCAAGAATTACTTGGCGTGGTTCGTACGCAAGCCGAAAAGAACGAAATGCGTTTTGAAAGTGGAGTTGCAGGTGGATTAATGGGTGGTGTGATGACAATGACGGGCGGATTGATAGGTTTAGGCGTTACGCAATCCAAACTATATTCCGACAAAAAAGATATTGCAGAAGTTCAAAAAATATTCTCGCAAATAAACGCGATCAACGACGAGATTGAAAATAATCAAAATTTAACTGATGCAGAACGTAAAGACCTTTACCAACAAAATAACAAGTTAAATAACGAAGCGTTTGCAATCGTTGAAAAGAACGCCAAAAAAGGGATTGAATTACCTATTCAGGCAAAATCATTTTTAGTTGAAGTAAACCAACGACAAACCGATTTAAAAGCAAAAGCGAAGGAAGTTTCGAATTCAAATTTTTCTGAATCCATTAAAAAAGCGAAAATAAAAGAACTTGAAAACGAATTTAATTCGCTTGAAGAAAAACGAAACTCTACACTTGAAGGTGGTTATAATTCATTGACAGAATTATCAGACAAAGAAGTAGTTCGATTGAAAAATTTGGCTTCGCGTGAATTAATGAAAGAGAAAAATCCTGACGGCACGAAAACCGTAAAGATTGAAGATGCTGAAATTGTAAAACGTGCCGTGCAGATTTACAACAGCGAGGTTCGTGAATCAAATAACCGTCAAATAAACGAAGTCAATGATAATGCGGTTTTAGAAGAGAATAACGAGACAATTCCAAATCCTAGTCAAATAAAAAACCCATTAATGGATGTAGAATCAACTAGTAATGCATTAAGAGATGTAAATTCAAATGCTGACTACAATAGAATAGACGGTGAACTGTATAATAAATGGAAGGACTTGAATGGGAAGGTTAGTAAAATGGATAAGTCAAGTAACGAATATAATGCCGCAAAGAAAGAGTTGGATGCGGCAGATAAGGATTTATCCGATTTTAGAAGTAACAATAAGGATTTGATTTTAGAGCATGGTACACCGCACGACTTTGATAAGTTTCAATTAGATAAGATTGGTACGGGAGAAGGCAATCAAGCATTTGGTTGGGGATTATATTTTACCGAATCAAATAAAATCGCAAAACAATATGCCGAAAAATTATCTACTGATAAAGAAGGGAAGGTTTACAAAGTAACAGTAAAAGACGGCAGGACTAAGGATTGGCTTGAATGGAGAGATGCTTTAGATAATAGTCAAGCAGAAAAAATATCAAAAGTAGTCGCAAGTAAAAAAGCAGAGTACGAAAAATATTTATCTGAAACAGAAAATGACAAATCACATACAGGGGCAGCGGAATCATTATTTAACGAAGACTTAGTCATAGACGAAAGACCTTTACAAGCTGGGGCAGTTTATTCTGATTTAGCTGATGCCTTTGGACAAAAAGAAGCAACCCGTATAATGGTAGAAGTTGGAATTGATGGTGTAAGGTTTAAATCAAATGCAGGGAAAGGGGAAGCGTATAATTATGTTGTTTTTAATCCTGAATCAATATTCATAATTGAAAAATCAAAATCAGAATCCCTACTATCTAAAGAACAACCTACACCTACTACTCAATCTGAAAGTGTTGCAGTAGAAAATGTTGAAGCGAAAATTGACGTAAGCGGAATAGGTACTGAAAATTACAAAAATAAAAAATCACAAGTAGTAGGTAGAAAACGAGAGATAACAATTGCTGATGGTTCTAAAATTAAAGGACAATACAAAGTTGTTTCGGCTGATGATATTTTAGCCTCGCATAATGAGGATAATTTCTCTAAAACTAACGGTTATCCGGTTAACGAACGAGGAGAAACCATTAACGACCGTGATTACGAAAAAGATAAAAACGCTCAAGTGGAAGTGGTTAAAATTGCTCAAGATTATGACGGAAGAGCAATTCAGCAAACACCTGTAGTTACTACTGATGGTATTGCTGTTGATGGCAATAATCGTGTAATGAGTAGAAAGTTGGCTGCAAAAAAAGGAACTGATACTAAATACAAAGAAGCTCTTATACAAGATGCGGATATGTATGGCATTGACCCTGATGCTATTTCTGCTATTAAAAATCCAATTATGGTTTTTGAAGCAGAAAGAAATCTACCATATACTACTGAAACTTTATCCAAGTTTAATAAGCAAGATAAAAAAGAAAAATCAAGTGCTGGAAAAGCAGTAGAATACAGCAAGACATTAAGCGATAAAACCAAAAGACAAATCGCAGAAGTTTACGATTCCGCAGAACGTCCGTCCGATGTTACTTCTGACCCAAAATCAGTAAAGCAATTGAGAGATATTTTGCTTAACGATAATATAATTCAAAGTAATGAAATACCGAGATATTTTGATGTTGATAAAAACGTAATGACCAAAGAAGGTGTTTCTTTAATGGAAAATATTGCATTAGGAAGCGTATTTAATGAAAAAACAATTAATACTTTGTCAATTCAAGGAATGGGAGATATTAGAAATAAAATTCTTCAAAGCCTTGTTGGTTTAATAAATAATGGTAAATTAGATTCCGCTTACCAGTTAGGTAATGAAATTGCAAAAGCGATTGAAGTTATCTATCAGTTAAAAACTACAAAGCAAACAATTGAAGAATATTTAGATCAACCTGATATTTTTGGAGAAAAATTTACTCCAAATATTGATGAGTATGCAGTAATACTAGCTATTTCAGATGCTGGATTTAAAAAATGGTTGCAAAATTATAATAACAATGTTGGTCAACCCGATATATTTAAAGTTGAAGACGAAGGAATAACGACTAAAAGAGATAAATCAAATGAAACAATCAGCGACCGAAAAAAGCAAGTTCCAAACAATTTACGAAGCGATGCCGTTGTCGATGCAAAAGAAGATGGACCAGAAAATGGAGTTATTGAAGGAGAAGTCATCGAGCAACAACCCAATCAAGAAGATGTTGAAAAACCAAACGAAGAAGTAGGACCAAGTATAGAAGACAACAATGAATTTGATAATTCGGATTTAGAAGACGATTCCGAAGCGATATCGCAAGGTTTTTTAGGAAGTAGCAATCAAAATCAAAGAGACTTACTGTTGTCAGATAATGGGCCTGTTAAGTTTCGTTTTCCTTTTCAAAGATATTTTAAAAGAGTTTGGGCTAATACTTTTAAAAGTAACAGCGGATTAAATAATACAACAGCCGAAGTTGTTAGAAGCAGAAACAGAACAATAGCTGCGTTTTCAGACCATATAAACAGTGAAGTTAATGCTTTTCATAAAATAATAAAAGCAGTAAAAAATTTAGACAAAAATAATATTAACAATAATTTGTTGTCAATAAATGATTATTTGGCCGGTGAAAAAGGAGCTGATGTTTCTTTTTTATCCCAAGAACAAATAAACCAATTAGATTATTTTAGAGAACGAATAAATGGTTTGTCTACTGCGTTGGTTGATATTTTGGAAGATAATTTATCTAAAATGAAAAACCAAAATAGTATTGATTCAACTCAAAACCTTATTGACACTATTAAAGCAAACATGGATACTTACATCACCAGAAATTATCAGATATTTTCTGATGATAATTATCGTGATATTATTACTGGGGATTTTAAAAATATCAGCAAAGAAGGGCAGCTACGTATCAGAAATGCTATAAACTTTTTGATACGAGAAGAAGGGATGAGTAGAAACGAAGCTACCGAAGCCGTTGCTGAATATCTTGCAGATATAAGAAAAGGTAAAAGCGATTTTCAACTTAGTTCAAACGGAAATGCAGTTTCTAACTTCTTTAAAAAGAGGAAAAATATCCCTTTAGAATTTAGAGAGTTGCTCGGAGAAAGTAAAGACCCTGTTTATAACTACGTAAATACCGTATATAAAATAAGTCAATATTTAGGCAATATAGAGTATCAGTCAAAATTAAGAGAAAATTTAATAGCCAACAATATTGCAAGCACCGAAGCGAAATTAGGATATGTTAAATTAGCAGATGGAGATGGATGGAAGATATTAAACGACATTTATGTTCCTGTTGAGTTTAAAGAGGCGTTTGAGGATATGCAACCTTTGAAAACTATCGAAAGTGGTTTTTACAAAGCGTGGATAAAAATTGCAGGTTATGTAAAATTAAATAAAACTGTTTTGTCTCCAACAACCACAGCGAGAAATTTAATAAGCGGTGTTTTTTTAGGAGCAAATTCAGGACATTTATTCTTAATGAAACCAGAACGTATTGCAGAAGCTTTTAACCAAGCCTTAACCACGAAAATATCTCAAACACAATTATTTGATGAACGTCAGAAATTAATTAAACTAGGGGTTTTGGGTGATGGAGCAAATTCTGGGGAGTTAATGGCTGTATTAAATGATTTCAGTAAAGAAGTAGATAGAATGATAAGTAAAAACACTACTGAAAAAGTTTTTGATTTTGCTAAAAAACTATATGCTTTTGGCGATGATTTTTATAAAGTAGCGGGTTTTTACATTGAAACCGATAATTTTATAAAGTCAGGAATGAGTAAAGCAGAGGCAGAAAAAAAAGCAGCCTACAGAATAAATAACGGTTATCCAACTTATTCCTATTTACCAAAAAACATGCAAAGATTAAGAAGAGTTCCATTAGTAGGAACGTTTGTTTCTTTTCCTTATGAAGCGATTAGAACCACTAAAAACAATCTTTTGTTTGTTAAAGAAGATATTGAAGCGGGTCGAAATAAAATGGCATTTCAAAGAGCTACAGGAATGATTGTTGCAAATGCTACTTTAAGCGGTTTGAGTATGTTAACAATGTCTATGTTAGGAATTAGTGATGAAGATGATGATGCTATTAGAGATATGCTTCCAGAATGGCAAATAAATTCAAAATTAATATACATAGGAACTAAAAACGGAAAACCTATGTTTATAGACGGAACGGCTTTTTTCGCAAGCGAAACACTAATGAAACCAATATCTACATTGTTTGAACAAAGAGCAGGAAGAGATTTTGATAACAAATTAAAACAATCATTAAACGAAATACTTTCTCCTTATATTTCACAGGATATTTCATTTAAAACACTAATAAGTGTAAGTGAAAATGAAAATGAGTATAATCAAAAAATATATCAAAGTAATAATTTATTTGACGCAATAATTAACGAACCGAATAAGATTATTAATTTTTTAATGAAACAAGCTGGCCCTGGTGTTTATAATAATGCAACTGAATTTATGAGAGCCAATGAAATAGGCTCTCAATATGTAGGCGATAAATTTAGTTCTTATGGTAAAGAATATACAAACCAAGAAGCTTTATTGGGTTTATTCGGAATGAGGTTATCGGTAATTAATTACAGTGCAGCAATGTCAAGTTTTGCATATCAAGTTAAAGATTCAGAATCCGCAGACAAAAGTAGCGCTTCAAAATTAGTAAAAACATCAAAATTACTTGAGAAAGATGAAGTAGAAAGCATTGTTAAAGATTATGCTAAATATCACGAAGTAAACTATAAAAAGATGCTTAATATTGTTAACGCAGGAAAAAAGATGGGTATGACTGATGATGATATTGAAGTTAGTTTAAAGTCTTCTAAATTATCAAATAAAGCAATTAACGATTTGTTGAAAAATAAAATACCTGAATTAACTCCGTTATCAACTCAAAGTATAAAACAATTTAAACAAAAAATAGCCATAAACTATAAAGGAGATAAGAATATTAAAAAGATATTAGTTAATTTTTATAAAAATAAAGAGTTATTTAAAAAAGAAATTGAAAAATATAATAAAATAAATAACAAACCCTCTAATTAAAGAGGGTTTTTTGTTATTTAATATTAAGTTGTTTTAATTTTAAATCTTGTTTTTCAAGTATTTGTTTTTGTTGAGAAATATCCGTGTCAATTTGATAGTAACAATTTTTTAATGTTTGATATTTATACTCAATCAAAGCTACTCTACAATCTCGGATAATTGTCATTCTAAAAAATACAGTAAATCTTGCGATTATTTTTAATAATTTTCTTTTATTCATAATGTAAATATATTAATTTTTTCTTCCTTTTCTACCGCTTTTACTTTTGCTCATTTTCATTTTTCGTGGCTCGGTCTTGTTTTTCAACTGATAGTTTCGGACGGTTTTTTTTGAACTCAAAGTCTTTTTGCCTGGAATGGTATAAGCGTGAAATCCACCGCAGAATTGACAAACGTAATAATCTTCTATTCCTTCAATGTTATTTGAATGTAAATGGTACTGAACTGCTATTTCGTTTTCATATCTTATTTTTCCGTCGCAACTGTTGTGTACATTTATTGCCATTGGTTTTTAGGTATTAAAAAACCCGACAATTACGTGCCGGGTTGGTTGATGTTTGCTTTATTTTCCTGTACTTCCATATCCACCTTCGCCTCGTTCGGTTTCTGACAATTCAGATACTTCCTCGAATTCGATTTTAGGATAAGGCAAGATTATTAATTGTGCTGCACGTTCCCCGACTTTATAACTATGTGATGAAGTACCTATCATTACTGCTGAAATTTCGCCACGATATCCGCTGTCAATTACCCCTACGGCATTACTTAATATTTGTCTTTGCTTGTAGCAACTTGATCTAGGAAATACAAAACCTACGTACCCGATTGGAATTTCAATTGCGATACCAAATCCGTACTTAATATGTTCGTAATCTACAATTTCCATTGATGTTACGGTTAAATCCATTGCTGCATCGCCTTCTTTTGAATAAGTCGGGATTACTGCGTTCTCTGATAATTTTTTGATTTTTACTTTCATTGTTTTGTTATTTTTTATTTTGGACTATAAAAACAGTAATCACGTAAATTACTGTTGTTATAAATCCTATTCCTGTGCAAATGATCAGTACGTGGCCGATTGTTTTTAAAATTTCCATATTAATTGATTTTTTATTTAAAAAAATTGGGCCGACGTATGCCGACCCAAAATTTTTACTTTGCAGGCGTGAATTTCACTACTTGCTTTTCTGCGATTTGAATAGCCACACCTGTTTGTGGATTTCGACCTTCTCTTGCTTTACGAGTTACAACTTTGAACGTGCCGAATTCACGGATTTGAACTTTTCCTTCCTTTGCAAGTCCTTGTTGAATTGCTTCGATAACAGCCGTAACGTTATCTTTAGCTTGCTTTTTTGAAACGTTTGTGTTGTTTGCTACAACCTCTACTAAATCTTTCATGTACATGATAATTTTACGTTTTGCCTCCGTCGAGGGGTCTTAAGTTAAATTTTTAGTTTTGAAATTCTATCCAGAATACTGGCTTTTTCGATTGTGAAATACGTGATGATGTCATCCCATTTTTCTTTTACTTTTTCACGGCTTGGCAGTGTTCCGTTAGCAATATCGTTTCTGATGTCTTGGGCTGAAATAAGGTGCTTTAATAGAAAACCGTACAGTACTTCTTCTCGGGTTTTTCCTGTCATTGAAGCACCTACTTCGAAGTTGTGAAAAGGGTCGTTGTTACGTCGGTATTCTTTACCTTTTGTAATTAGCAATTCACGAACGCGGTCGAGTGTTTTTTCTACTTCTTGGTCGAAGTTTTTAGATTGGTCGATAGCGTCAATCTCTTGTTTTGCTAGTTCGTTTATTTTCATAGTTGCTTATTTTTTAAAACTTTTTTTACAATTTCTTCGATAGCTTTTGGGTCCGTATTGTAAGCTTCGATAGTCATTTTTGATTGTTTTAATCCATGTATAATTTTTTCTTGATTTCTTTGATTTCCTCGGGAGTGAATTTCATTTTTCCTTGAAGCAATGATCGCAATCTTTCGTTGTTGATGTAGGTAGATGATGCAAGCTCGTCTATTGTGTAGCCAAGGAATTTCAATTCCTCTTTTACTGCTTTTATGAATTCACTTATAGAAGCTTTTTCTTTTTCTTGAATTTCTGTTTCCGGTTCACGGTGTTTAAATAATGCCATATCTTCTTCTGTTATTTCTAGGTAGTTTAATTGACTGTTGTATATTTCGAAATGTTCCATAGTTACAAATTGGTCTTTTTTAGGTCGGATTATTTCCAGCTGATGGTATATTTTGCCGTGTTTCATCGTTTTCTAGGATTATTTCTTGAATGTCCTTTTCTTGAAGTATGAGTTTCTGAAAAAATTCTGTCAAGACAATTTCTTTTACTCGGGCGTAAACAGAATTGGAGCCGCCTTTTTGGATTTTTTCGATTTGCTCTTTGATTGACCGGTTTTCAGCTTTGTCTAGTGCTGATTTTTTAGTAGCTTCAAGTTCACGTAATAATTGCGACCTTGCTATTCGGGTTGTTTTTTCGTAGTAAGCCACGAGTTTATCTGTCACGCCAAGGAGAATAATTTCACGTTCAACGAGTTCGTCAAAAATGTAATTGTTGGGTCTTGGAATTTGCTTTGTTTCTTTGAATTCATTGAATACCCGAACGAGCGCATTATTCATTACTTCTTTTTGTGCCGATGGGGTTACTTCTGGAAGTACGTTATTAATGTTCCTCGTTATATTGTGGTCGATTAGCGAGGTTTTTTTCCATTTTAGGTACTTGTTTATGATTGCTGCACAATATTCAGCGTTAAATAATCCGTAATGCTCTGTTTTGGTTTCGTACAGTCCAAATCTTTCGAGTTCAAAAGCTTTGTAAAATTCTTCGAGCGTGAGTGCGCTACATCGGGTTTTTACAAAACGAAGCAAGTCGGACTTATTTGCAAAATCAATTTCGTTTTTTATTCCCGCTAAAATTGAAAGCTTCGTAATCATTACCCCGATCAACTGTGTGAAATTGGGTTGGAATTGTCGTTTGCGAATGGTTTCAAAATCGTAATTTTCTTTGAGAAACGTTAAGGTGGGCAGTTCGGTTTTTTTGGAGATTTCATCCAAGACTGTCCCAGCCTGTTGCATTTGCTCTAACTGTATCTGCTGTCTGTCGACCAAGTAGTGGTTGTTGTCTTCCATCTGATTGTTGGTTTGGTTTATTGATGTTGTTTTTCTCCCACGTGCGGACTGCTGCTTGCCAATCTTTCATTTTGACGCGTCCTACAACCCAACCTTTGGCTTGATAATGGTCGTAAAAATGGTCTGCGTTAATCCCGTTGTTTCTCAAAGTGCAGTACTCTGAAATATCAACAACGGTTGGCGGTGTAAAAAGTGAACGTGGTGCTCTGGTTTTTTTGAGGCTGTTGTCAATCTCAACTATCTTGTCTTTTATAATCTTACGTGTTAACTGTTGCGGAATGTCAAGCCAGTCGTACAGTTCTTTAAGTTGCTTGTTCATATTAAAACTGTTGTAAAAGTGTAAAAAGTACAGCGTCAAAACTACACTTTTTACACTAGATTAATGAAAATTTTTTTGGCTTACGATTGCTAATTAGTAGGTTGAATACCCGTACATACGATTGTGTTGAAATACTTGTCTTCGCCCTGTGGATTTGTCCAAACTCGACCTTTAAATTCTATGTTACAAATGATTCCCTGACCTTCTGCATAAGCATCAATGATATCACAATTCTGTCCTTGTAATTCAAGTAGAATCGTTTGAGCGTATTGTTCGTTCGTGACTATTACAAATTCTCTTTTAGAGAATTTCTCGGTAATTTGCTGTACTGACTTTACTAATTTTAAATTTCCTGATATTTGCATGATTATCTAAATAAATCGTTAGTGGTTATGCTTGATACTAATGTTAATCTTTGTTTTAAAGAAACGGCACGGTGTTTTAGTTCTCCCATAACTCTAGAAGAACACGGACGCCACTGTATATTTTCTTCTGACTTTTGGTACTCTTTGATGCGTTTGATGTTTTCAAGCATCATGTTTAATTCTTGCTCTAAAAATTCTAATTGTTCCATGGTTACCATTCTTTACTGTTGATTACTTCTAACTCTTTTTGCTCTCTTTCTAATAACCACTTCTTAGCCATTTTTGAACGACGTGTCATGTGTTCGATGTCTTTGTCTTCCAACGTTACCTCGAATCTTTTTAAACGCATATGCTTCGGAACGTCGCGCCAATGTGTATTGATTAAATCAACGTTCGGATAATCTTCTTTGAATTTCTGAATGTCAAAAATGTGGTTGCGTTCAAGTTGTGATGCAGCTTTGATAAAACGTTCCTCTTCGTAATCAGGTTGACCCATTGAAAAGTAGATTGATTTCTTCTCGGCTTCAATACGATGTGCCGGGCTGTTTACAAGGCAATAACAAAGTTCTCCGGTGCGGTCGATTTTTCGACCTAGCGAAAGTAAAATCCATATATAACACTTGATTTGCCAAGCGTATAGATTTGAAAGTTCCGCATTTTTGAACGTGAAGTAATCGTAATTTGATTTAGCATCACGAACGCGACCGTCGATATTATCAGGGCAACCTTGCGCGAACTCATTTTCAATTTGCTCGTCGTTTTTCCAATAGGTAACGTCGTCAATTTCTGAAAGTAATTCAAGGGAATCTTCCTCAACTATTAAACCTTTTTCGAGGTACTTGTTATTGAGAAGTTTTTTACGTTTCCAGAAAATATCATCGAAGATTTCTTCAAGTTTTGTGATGGCTCCATCGGGAAGTGAATCTTTGCCGTCTTTCTTTTTAAGGTACTTGTCAAGTTCAGTTTGTTTTGTTTCGGACCATCCACGGTTTTTACTTCCGCTTGGCATTATTCCCGTTTCTTTTTCGTACTGAATTTCTTTGAGACGTTTTTCGTCTTCATTTGTGAACGGTTCGGGAAGGTTTGTAAGTAATAAGCCAAACGACGACGCGCGTGGGCGCCAATCTGTGAATAAACTGTCCATGGTTATTGATGTTTTAAATTATTTTGAAGTAAACTTTTTAAAGCATTTTGGTAAGCTAAAGACGCGTCTTGTTCTTTAGAAAATCGTCCGAGATTTTTTATTTTTCCGTTTATTCTTATAGAAGAACGCCATTTACCACAGTTTCTATCTAAACATACGCCAGTATATTTACTAGAACCTGTTCGGTCTTTTGAGCAGTTTTCTCTATGAGTTATTAATTGGAGATTTTCAACACGATTATCTAACTTATTTGTATTAATATGATCAACAACTATTTTATATCCATCGGGAATGTGATTTAAGAATGTCACTGCCACAAGTTGATGAACTTTAAGAGACTTTGGCTTTGAATCTTTACATAGCCTTACCGATTTATAACCTGTGCTATCGATGGCTGATTTTAATATCATTTCTTTGCTAAAAAATGGATGCTTACCGTGATTTAATAACACTCTTTTTAAGCTTTTAACATTTCCCATATTACTTACTTGATATATACCTTCGTAATTAGGAATATCTTTCCAAATTTCTTCTTCCATTACTCAATAATTTTAGGGTTATACTTTTTCGATATTTTGTTTTTATATTTTAATAATTCCTGATACGCTTGTTCTTCGTGTTCGAAATAACCTACCAACGTTTGGGATTTTTTGTAGTAATGATAGGCGACCCATTTATTTACGTGCTTAGCGTAACTAATTCCTTTGTATTTAGAGGTATAAACTTTTTTTTGAAAAACTACTTCTTCTTTGTTTTTTAAAGCATTTACGGCTTTTAAGTACATTTTATGTGCTTCTAATGGAGTTTTATACGAGCCTAGTTTTTTAGATTTTCCATCAATGACAATAACTGCGTAGTATCGGGTTTCCCGTTTTACAACACCAAGATATCCGCTAGAATTAACAGGTTTATCTTTCGTTGTGTTGGTTCTAACTGATACTAGTTGAAGATTTTCTAGTCTGTTATCTGTATTTATGTTATTTATATGATCGACAACAACCGAGAAACCTAGATTTAACTTGTGTCCTAAAAAAGCACAAGCGACCAACCTATGAACCCCGAAACTTTTAGTTTTACTATTTTTACATAAAACAACAGTGAGATATCCTTTTGTTGATGGGTGCGCTTTTAATACTCTTAGCTTAGATAAGTGACTGCTTTTGCTAGTATTTTTAATCATACGAGGTAAACTTCTTATCCTTCCTAAATTACTAGCCTGGTAATATTTTCTGTAGCCGGGGATATCTTTCCAGATTTCTTGCTGTGCGGGTAAGTCTTGCCTGACTTCCTCTTGCTGAAATTTTTGAATTTCGTTCATGGTTCAATTTGTTTTTTGAGTTTGTTCCAACCACGACCGTCGGTGATTGTTTTTCCTGAATGCCATCCTGAATATGGATAGTATTGTACCGTATCTCCGTTGAATTCAAATTCTATTTTAGTACGGTCTTGGTGCGTTATTACATAGCCGAGACTTCTTACTTGTTGAAGTGCGAAGTTTATTCTTTCTGGCTCTAATTTTATTTGACGAGCGTGGTCTAGTCTTCCCATGGGTGGTTTTTATTAAAATGGACAATCTGATTTTTTAGGTTTTGGCACTAATTCCGAATACTCTTTTTTAATTTTTTCAGCTATTGCATCTCTGATGAATTTACCTACATCTACGTTATAAGATTTCATTTTTTGCAAAGTTTTGTGTTGCGTTTATGAAACTCTTATAACCTTTGTTTTTGTTAGTATTTTTGTCATTTTGTAATACATTTATAGCGGTTATAAATTAGTTATAAACAAGCTTTGAACAAACCTATCTGTTCAACATTATTTTGATTATAACTTTCTGTTGCGCAATTTAAAATATGAAGTCCTAAATCTGAATTAACAGCGTTTCTATCTTCTAATTTCTTACTATGTGCGTGATTTTTTTTGCCTACATATTCTTTCATCATAGTTCCTACTTCATCTTTTGGCAATGGTATTTTTGGTATTTTAAAATTAGACCATAAATAATGCCTTCCTATTTCAGCAGTCGGTGGTATAAAAAATTCATAATAACTAACTACATTTTCAACACAAAATTTGCCTTTAAAAAATGATTTTAAGAATATTATTTCTTGCCATAATTCCATTTTTGGGTAACGAGAATTAGTAATATAATTTATAAAATAATTTGCTCGGCTATGTGTTTGGCAAGGTGGAGAAGTCCATATAAAGTCAAACTCTGAATAATGGTCAAGTAAATACTGATGTGCATCTGCAACTATTACCGTATCATTTGGAAATAAAGTTTTGTATTTTTCAGCTATTTTTGGTTCAAATTCAACAGCAGTTATTTCGTGTTCGTTTCCCCAAAGTTTTCTATTTCCACCAATACCACAATATAAATTAAGTATTTTCATAAAAAGCCTGTTTATAACAGTGGTTTTGCTCAATGGCTGTTTCGGGCAAAATTTCAACACTGTTTTGTGTTTGTAAAATTTGTTTTTAATTCAATAATTTAGGCTTGCTTTTCAGCCACTAAGCAAAGCCACAAACGTTACCAGCAATGTTAAGCCAATCGTTGTTTTGAAATCTCCAAAGCCAAAGGATTAATATCGCATCCGATAAAATTCCTATTTAGTTCTTTACAAACCACTGCTGTTGTAAAACTTCCAGCATAGAAATCAGCAACTAAATCTCCTTCGTTACTACTTGCTTTTATAATTCGTTCAATCAATGATTTTGGTTTTTGTGTAGAATAACCTGTATTTTCTATTGAGTTGCCTTGAACAATTCCTACATCACTCCAAACATCGTTTATATTTTGTTTTTTAAGATACATTTTATAATCTTTGATGCTTTCAATATGCCATCTATACATTCCTTTTTCATCTTGGTATTTATACCTTTTATGTTCAGGATTTTCTTTTGAAACAGCATCTAAATTATAAATCCATTCTTTTGTTTTTGTGTAATAAAGTAAAATATCGTGCCTTTTTGCAAAGTGTTTGTTTGTTTGATTTCCTTTACTAATACAAACTACAATTTCATTCAACATTCTATCATAGCCAAAAATATCATCCATTAAAATTCGCATCCAATGGTTTATTCTTGTATCCATTTGTAAATAAATACTCCCTGTTGGTTTTAGTATTCGATACATTTCTTTTAATCGTGGTAAATAATGTGCTTCAATTTCACTTCTAATCGGTTTTAAGTCTTGGTAGTCGCTAAAGTTTCTGCCAGTTCCGTAAAGAATATCGCAGTAAATCAAATCAATGGTATTGCTTTCTATTGTTTTCATTAAATCCAAATTGTCCGACAAAAAACACTGCTGGTAACATCGGTTTTGTGCTATTGCCGTTTCAGGCTTAATTTCAAGTTGGTTTTGTATCTCTATCATTTGTATTAAATTTAAAAATTATTGCTAATTTAGTCCCAAACCTCGTGTAGCCGCGAAACGTTATGCGTCAGCTTACAACGCTATCGTGAAAACGATGACAGCAACCGCAATAAAGGTGTTTTATGTCGTTTGGATTGTAACTCGTCTTGTTGCAGGTCAGACAGGTTATCCCCTGTTGATTTGTCTTTTGATGTTTTGTAAATACATACCCCTTCTTCGCAGGAGTTTGTTCTTTGGTTAACAACTTCTTTAAATTCATTGATTTTTGTTTTTAAAGCTGTGAAACAATCATTACAAACTTCGCCAGAAAATCCGTGAATAAAATCTCTTCGGCTTCCCCACCCACCAATCGAATAGCCAATTTTATCCCAACAAATTCCGTGAACTTGCTCTATTTTTTGAGTTCGTCCATTTTTTTCCAACGCTGTAATCTTACTGCAAATTGGACATCTAATAATACTTTCTTTCATAATCAAATTTTTAAGTTCCAAAAAAGCCGAACGCATAACACACGTTTGGCAAAAGTGGCGGTGCAGTACTCCGCTTGACAATTATTGCTATATTCAAATTTCGTTCTACGCATCAGTATTTGTGGTTAAAATCGCCACCTTCGCCAAGCGTGGAAACGTTATCACTCAGCTTGGTTGGAACGGCTAAAAATACTCGGATTGCTTTTTATAAATTCGAGTGCTTTTTTACACGCCTCATTTGGAGTTGGTGCATTAGTTTGTTTTTCATTTGAAAAATCAACTGGATTTCGCCAAGTAATTGCCCAATATTTAAAAGATTGTGAGTAGTCTAAAAATACATAAGGAAAACCAGCGGATTTGTAATTGTAATTTACAATTTCGATAAGCATTTCATCTGTTGTCATATTTTTTGGAATAAAAAGCCGAAGTGATAACAGCAATTTGCATCAATGCCTTTGGCTTGGTTATTAATTTATATTTTGTTTTTCTTTGTTGTGTTTAGTCTTAATCCGAAACTACTCGCTTGTTTGCAAGGCACTAATGCAAGTTGCAAAACGTTAGTGGTAATGTTATCGCATCGGTAAATCAGGATATTCCGTACAATATTCAAAATCATCTATAATCCAAATTTCGTCTACCGAACCTAATCCAAAAGCTCTTTTCCCGTTGTAATCAGGTAAATCAGTTAGCCGTCAGTTAGAACGACTATCTACTAAAATTTGACTAATGTGTTGGAAAATTGATTCTGGTCGTTCCCAATTTTCTTCTGCCCATTTCACAACTTTTTCAAACCATTCTCTAAACCACTCTGAATTTCCTTTTAGAACCTTTGCTAAAGTAAAATACTGTTGAATATGAAATAATTCTCCGTGTGAATTACTATTAAAAATCCGTTCAGCATAATCTTCTATTCCTAATGACTTTAAAGCGTCTTTAAAGGTCATATTGTCAGTAACCGAACCGCTAACAGTCGTTTTGTTTAATGGCTTGGATTGGGTGTTATCTGAAATCATAATTTTTAAATTTAATAATTAGTGTATTTTTGTTGTGTCTAGTCTTAATTCAACGCCACTAGACAAAGCCACAGGACGTTACTTGTGCATTATAAAATAACTCACTGCATTATCCACGGATTCGCCTTTACGGTAACGTTTGGCTATTTCCGCTGATGTTAGGTTAGTTACGATGCCAGAAACGCCTTCTCGAACTTGTTTTTCAAAGTCATTTAGTGTTATTCTTTTACCGTCAACTATTTGTCCGTAAGTTGTCATTTTACTCTTGGCTTAAGGTTAAAATTCTGTTTGATTCTCTCGATCGTGTAGCCTGCCCAATACAATTGATACCTTGGGATTACTTGTTCTGTTTTTTTACTGTAAACGTTGTAGCCGTATAAGTAGCGACTGAACTCTAAAAATGATAGATTGTTTTTCATAATGTTGTGTTGTTTTTTTGGGAGTAACCTTTTTCGTACGCCCACGTTGGATTTTCTTCGATTTTTTGATGACCAATTCTGGAAACAGCAAGCCAATAACGTTGGTCTAAAAGTAATGGAATGTTATTTAGCCTTGCCCATTCATCAGCAAAACCACGTCTTTTACGGACGTGGTGTATTTCTGTTGTTGGTTGTCCTGTTATTGGACAAATTTTATTTTCGGGTTTTGCTAGGAATATGATGCGGTCGGCTGCGTATTGCAGTTCCTGAACTTGCCTTTTTTTACTTACCCGATTGATAGGTTTGTATAGCGATTTCAGTTTTAGATTTGGTCGCTTTTCACGTCTTTTTACGCAAATTACGCAAGGACATTTTTGAAGACTATTGTATTGCTTCCATAGAGCTCCTGAAACTTTGCAGGTTTTTAAAGCGAAATTCATTGATTACGATTTTGCAAGTTCTCGTTTCTTATCAGCGTACAGAATAGTAAGGTTGTGATCGTCTTCTGGAATTAATGACAAGCATTTCTGAAGTTCATCTAGGGACGTTGAAAGTTCTACGTGCTTGGTAACGTATTGTTCTACTAATTCAGTGTCGTCTTTGTCTATTTTCGAAACACAACGTTCTAGTTCGGAAACGTTTTTGGAATTAGTGATGTGTTTTATAACACGCTCACGTTCTTTTTCCTTGGCGATTCTTTCGGGGTTAATGGTTGATTTTACTTCCGTGTGTGGGATATCAGTAACGTCACCGTCAGGAATATCAGTTCCTTCAACCGTATTAAAAAGCCATCTTCTGGCTTTCCTTTCTGCTTTTCCTAAAATAGCATCAGCGGTAGCGTAGGCATTTGATTTAATCGCGAACTCAACTTCTTGTTGGTTTTTCTCTCCGTTTAATTCCCATTTGATTGTGGTTACGCACGTTGCAGAAGACTTGTCTTGAGTGAAGATTGGATTTGAATACGAAATTGAGTATTTCAATCCATTTATCTTTTTCAATAATGACCCAAAACCTTGTCTAGTAGGGTACATATTACCCGCTATAATGTTAAATTCGTTTCCCGTGGGTTGTAGCCCTAAAAGCACTGCGTCAATTAAACACGCTTTTACTTCTACTTCCGGATAACCGCTAGATTTGTCTTTGTCAGTTTTAAATCCAAGATTTGAACCTTGTAAAGCCATAATTGGCTTCATGAATTCAGGAGACAGTCTGTCTTTTAGGACTTGAATAGCGCTTGCCATTATAAATGCTTTTTGGAACCCTTCTACCTTGTTGCTTAGCACTGCTAAAACTTGGTTGTTTAATTCCTGAGAAACTAATTCTTGGTCTTGTGATATTGTGCTTAATTCAGCCATGATGATATGGTTTTAAAATTGGTTTGTAAAATTGATTGGTCGTATCTTTCTTGGCAAATTTCATCGGTCATTTCAAGATTGGTTTGGTCTGAAATCCAAAAGAGCTTTTCTTCGGCATTGATGATGATGCAGAAATCTTCTAGTTCGTCCTCGATGCTGTCTTCTAATTGATCGAATCCTATACTTGCTAAGCGGTCGATTATTTCTTGCTCTACGGGTGCGGAATACATTTTATTTTCCATTGGTGTAGTCGTTTAAGGCTTTTTGGGAAACAATCCAACTTTTGCCTGGTTTTGTTGCTTTTAAAATATTGTTCTTGATGTGATGTAGAATGGTTGTCGGGTGCTTTCCTACGATGTTGGCCACTTCTTGTACGTTGAAAGTAGAGGCTTTTGATAGTGTCTCTTTTTTGGAATGTAGCTCGTTAAATACGATTGAAAGGTTATTTGAAACCATTTCCCCGAGTTCCTTGAGGTCGTCGGGGTGTAGTCTTGGCATGTGTTCCATGGTTACTCTTTGATTAAAAATAAATCACGGCACAACTGTAGCAATTGCTTTTTAGAAGATTCCGCAATCCATTTTGTGAGTAATTCTTGAAGTTCTTCTTTGGTAGGTTCTGGAATATTTCCTTCGTAATCGACTTCGGAAACGGTAGGTTCTGTAGTAACAACTTCAACTTCTGTACTAACGGTTTCAGGTTCTGTACTAGGAACTTCTACTTCTACAACTTCTTCTTCGATAACGGGGATATTTGCGATTCTGATACGTTCTTTAGTTTCAGAAATAAAGTTGATCCATTCTGATTCTTCGCAAAGCAAATCATCTTCTGATACAATCATTTTGAATACAGGTGTCTCGTAGGTTCCGTCTTTATCAAATCCTAACGAAATCAGTTCGTTTGTTCTGGAAGCGATAAGATTTTCTTGTTTTTGCTTTGCTACGGCTTCACGGTCGATTCGAAGTTGTTCTTGGTCTTGTAGAAACTGAACTTTTGCTTCAATTTGTTTTTGTAGTTCGGCACGTTTTTCGGTAAAAAGCGGTTGAAATTCTTGCAAATCTTCTGCGTATTCACATCTAAAACTCTTTTCAAATGAAGATATATTTCCAAAAGTCAACTGCGATATTCCATTACTCCAACGAGTAAAAAATACATCAATTGATTTTTTAATATTTTCAACACGTTCTTGTTCCGCTTGCGCTGCAACAATTTTTTCTTGCTCTACACGAATATCTTCTCGCTCTTGAAGCATTGTTCGCTTTTCGTGCAATTGCATTTTCAAGACTTCTAATTTACCTTCAAATAAATCTTGGAACTCTTCGAAATGTTCTGCGGTTACGTTTTCGCTGTCAACTTTAATTTTAAACTCAAAGGTTTTCGCTGTTTCAAAAGTCAACGATTCAATTTGCTGTTTTGTAGAAACAAAAAAAGCATCGATTGTTGTTCGGTGCTTTTCTTTACGTTCGTTGTCGATGCGTTCTCGTTCTTTACGCTCGTTTTCCTTGATGTCCTCGTAACGTTTAACTTCTTCCTGTTGCTTGTCTTCGTGTGGCTTTGAGATTTCAATGAAGGAATCGTAAGTTTTACTGACCGGCTCCGTAATGACTTCTTTGATTTTACTTAAAACGGATTTTTTTTCTTTTTCAAGATCGGTACGTCCGGTACGAAGTAAGGTTCTGGATTTTTTTGCAACTTCCCATGTTGCGTTGTCGGTAATTTCGACAAATGGATTTTCTTTTACCAATTTAAGTTGTTGGTCTTTTTTGCCTTGAATTTCGGCTAGTGCGTTTACGTTGAAATCGTCTAACGTAATTAATTTATCTTTTGCCATTGGTTTTTCTTTTTGATGTAAATTCTCGTTACATTGTTTCTTAATGATTTTGCTTTAGTAATTACTTCTTCGATGGTTTCGGCTTCAATTTCTGTTTCAAAGAAATCTTTTTCGTCTCCGCCAGCGTATCGGTACCAGATTTGGACAGTATAGGCTTCCATTATTTAACTTCTACATAAGTTCCTTTTTCCAGCCTATTTTCTTTCTTGAGACGTTTCTGTTCGACCAGGGCCTCAATTTGTCGGAGTTCATATAAAGTATTGAATCCGTTCTCGGCTTTCAGTACTTTTAATTTCGGGCGGTATTTTCTGTGAAAATCTTGACGGCTGCATTCGAGTAATTCGCATGCTTTTTTTGTCGCTACGACTTTTATTTTATTTTCTTCCATTATACTAATAATGCGGGTTTAGAAGGGTCAGGAACGACACCGAAAATAGTGCTTAAATATCCTAGTCCTCTTTGGGTTACTAATACTTTGATGATTGTCTTGGTTCCGTGATTTTTGGTTTGAATAAACTCTTCCTTGAGTTTAAAATAACCACGGTCGATGAAGTTCTGTTTTGGTTCGTTGCGTTGCTTAAAAAACACGCCACGCTCTCGTAATTCTTTGAATAAGGTATTACGCCCGAAGTTGAGTTCTAAAATTTTGGCATATTGCCCGATGTCGACTGTATCGGTGGATTGCGTAACACGATCAATAAATTGAATTTTGACTTCGTTGTTTTTGATTTGTTTTTGAAGTACAACTTTTTCTTCTTCACTAACAACTAAGGCTTTTAATGCTTCAATGTAGTTTTGTGGTAGTTGTGGTTGTGTTGGAGTGGAATTTAATTTTTCCTCTAGCGATTCTAAATGCTTTACAATTGCTTTTCTGACAAACTTACTCTCCCGGACCAAAACTTGTTTGGCTTGGGAAATTGTTAAAACGAACATTGGTTGTTCTTTGTTTCGAGAATTTTTATAAGAGGACGGCTGAATTTTTAGCCGTGAGATTTCTTCATCAAATTCATCACGAATTATAGCTAAAAGGTTTTTATGTTCTAACTCTGAACGATTACCTTCTTTTACTCTGAAAAGATTTATTTGCTTTACAAGTTCTAAACTTGTAACTTGCTCTTGACTGTTGCTTATTAGATTTCCCATTTCAAGTTTTATTTTGGGTTCTGAAATTTTTTTTAGATTCTATTTCATTGTATAGCCTTTCAATAAAGTAGACTGTATTTTTAAAAAGTTTTGTGTTTAGTTTTTTAGGCTTACGAGAAAATATGCAATAATCTAAAATACCTTTTTCTGCCTGTTCTTTGGTGATTAAGCCGAAGTTGTAAGTTAAAAGAGTTTCTATTTGCTTTACGAAAATAATCGAATTGATTTTTAGTAACGAAGATTTACCGTGTTCAGAAGCTTTGCAAAACGCATCAACAGTTTCTTTATCTAACATACTTTGATTGAGATAATCTTGGTAGTCTTGGTGTTTTTCAATTAACTCGTTTTCTGATTCTTCTTGTGATTTTACAAAATCAGCCGGAACAGTTTCTCCGTTGAAAATTGAATTGATAAGCATTGAAGTATTTTCGGCCTGCTTATAATCTGTGTCGTGTTTCAATAAACATTCGTTGAGATAGAAGATTTGGTATTTGTAGTATGCGTTTGCTAAAACACACAATTTCCACAATCTTAAAGACCTTTTATGTCTTTTAATAGTAGCTATATCGGTAAGTTTTAAAGACTTATCCATTTGATTTACTTTTTATTAACAAAGTTTTAATACAAATGTTACAAGTGTTACAATTTATTTTATATCTTTGTTAAGTTAAGACCTAGTTTTTCCTGTCGCCAAACATTTTAAAACTAGGGTTTTAGAGTTTGTTTTTATTTTTTAACGCAGTGTATTCGTTCGGCCCACAGTGGCTAATTAACGTTTCTTGGGTGGCGTATGAGCTGTAAAGACTTCCTCCTAAATACAAGTTTAGGAGGCTTCGCACTCAAAGGCTGACTGCCCCGTTAACTTTCAGTAAATACCAGAACATAATGCATTGTTATTGTGTAACATTAAATTGTTATTTTGTAACAAGACAAGGCAAATATATAGAGTATAGGCTAAATAAACAAATTATTTTAGATTTAAATCTCAATTATTTTTATGATTATTGATAGAATTTTACAAGTAGTTGAATACAAAGGAATTAGTAAGAGTAAGTTTTGCCAAATGGTAGGATTTTCTAATGGTTTTTTGGACAAAGTGAATGTTATCTTAACAATTCGTCTGCGACCGTATTGTAAGCTATAGGAATCCAAATAAATTCAATATTCCTAAGTTCGGTCATTTTTGTTTTTTTTGTGAAAAAATTTTAAAATTTGTTGTTATAATATATACAATTACTATATAAATTATAACTGCAAGAGGATGAGGAGGATTTGAGAATTAGATGTGATATAGCACCCTAAAACTTTCGTTTCAGGTGCATCTAATTCTCAGATTACTTTAAAAAACTGCAGTGAGTTTTCGTCGGCTCGTCGAACTATTTAACTCGTCAGTAATGCGGTTAAACGTGGAATCTATTTTAAGACAAATTACCTTGCCTGTTAAATCTACTGCTCTTTCCTTTATGTCACAGCTGCGCTTTATTTAACCACCCCCGAAGTAACGCATTAGAAATATACCGCTTCACTCTTTTAATCCCTTCAGTATATAGCTTTTTGTTTAAAATAAGGCACAAAAAAAACCTTAATCTTGCCGGGTGGAGGAGCTTGATTAAGGATTATCTTTTTTTGCATCAGTACTGGTGTATTGTCAGATAATCAAATCTGATTCCACCCAGACTGATTCAAGGACAAATATAAGTACATTTTACACATAAACAACACTTGTGTGAAAAATAATTTCACTTTTTATACTTTTTCTTTGATTTGATATGCGAGCGTCTCCGTTCAAAATTTTATAAATGATTGTTTGTCAGTACCCGATTTTTACGTGGAACTCTTTTCGTTTCAGGTTGAGAGCATTTATCACGTTGCGGAGAATATCTTTGTCTTCAATATCTTTTTCCATAGTTATAGTTTAATTTATGGGTATTTTATTGAGTCCAATTAGTGTCAGAAAGAGAAGATTTTTTAAACTTACTTTTGTCAAATTGAACCGTGGCTATAATTACCTGGTTAATAGCTTTAGTCATACAGTAGCTAATATCTAACATCGGTTTTTTTGCTTTTTTTGTTGCTTCTAAATTAATCTGCGCCACAACATCTTCGCCTTTGTAATTAACCCAGTCAAAAACAAAAGGGAGTTTATTTATCATTTTGTTTAACGCAATATCGTTCATTTCTTTCATGGTTATATTTTTGATTCGTATTTTTTATCCCAGTAATCCTTAAGTACATTCGCTGATTCCATGTTCGTGGTTTTGTTGTAAGCAAAAAGCATATCTTCATTTGACCAGCCGCATACGTCACAAATGGTTTTATTAGATACTTTTCCGAACAAATTTGTAGCAAATGATCTGCGCCCAACGTGAGAGGTCATTAACTCCCACTTTTTATATGTATCAATTACTTTCCTTTTAACTTTAGTTTTTTCGTCAACTTTCATCACTCCTCCAATCATTAAATCATCAATACCTACTATCTGCGTCAAGGTTTTTATGTGGTCGTTAAACTTTTGCTCTGATATTTTATTAGGTAGTTGTCCGTTTCTTTTATTCAAAATAAAAGCTACTTGTGAGTGTATCGGAATATTGACAAATGTTTTTGTTTTCATTGTTTTTATTTTGATAAAACCATCTTGAATATTGGAGACGTTTAATCTCGTTAGAAAGTCTGACACCCTTAAGCCAGTCCATAATCCAATTATTAAATTATCTCGAACATGATCCATTGGACAATTAGGTTCTAGTTTCAATTTAAAAATGTTGTTAATTTCATCTTCGTTTAAATAAGGCTGCTTGTATTCGATTTCTTGCTCTTTGACGAAAACTCTTTCTTTGTATTGTTTGTTGACTTCTAAATTGTCGCTTTCGGCACGTGCGCAAAAGAACTTAACGCGTCCAACTTTACGCTTGCTAGTAGATTCTGAATAGCTTTTAGTATCTGAAAGGTATAAAGAGAACTCGTCTAATTTTAAGTTGCTTAAATCGCATAGTTTTACTTTGTTTTTTCCTTCGAAATCTTTGAAGTTATCCAAAACTTGCTGATAATGTCCTATCGTTGTTTCGTCCATATATTTATTGGCGGCAACTTTGAATTTTTTAGCCTTGTTATCAATCCAGTGTTGGGCGTAATCTGAAAAATAAATGTGATGCTTTAAATTTTGTAGTTTTTCTTCGTTTTTAGGGCGATTAAAGAATTTTTGGATAGATTGCAACAGCCATTGCTTATTTATTACTTGGCCGGTCATAAATGATTGATTAAATTCATCAATCAAATAAATTTCAAGTTTCCGAAGATTGGAATTGATATCGTCTTTGTTTGCTACTTCGAGAACTTTCCGGATCTGTTGCTTTTTCTGGTCCCAAAAAATTGGATTTACATAAAGTCCAGATTTTTCGTGAAGGTCTATATTTTTTCCCTCTGCAAAACGGATGTAGATGGGCGACGGGTTTTTCTTCCCTCGCACGGTAAATTTAATTGTTGCCATATTTTAGTTTTTAATAGTTTTCCCGACTATTTATTTTTGTACAGTTATTCAATAAATTCTACCCAAGCGTTCATTTTTTCAAGCATCAACCCCATAGTTGAAACAGATATTTCTCTTTTACCGTTTTCGATTCGTCCGATGTACTCGGCACGTTTAGGATCGCCGTAAATTAATTCTGAAAGTTGGGCTTGTGTCATTCCTAGTCGCATTCGTTTTTCTTTTAGGAATGTTGCAAACTCTTCTGAGAGTGTCTTTTTTTGTGCCATTTTTTTTAGTTTATTTTATCTTATTCTCCACCCGATTTTAATAAATCCTGACGGTCTCCATTCGGATGCGTATTTATCCCAATACTCAAAATCGCTACGGTAGTCATAGGTACCGCGAACTCCAATAATTAAACCTGAATCAAAAGTTTTATCAATTCCTAATTCAAATCCGGCGGAAGGATAAACATTCCCGCCTCTTGAAATAAATTGAAGCTTCGGGGCTGTGTATAGTCGGTACTGTTGAAACATTCCTAATTCGGTACTGAATCCAACAGATGTTCCGGTTGCTAAATATCCTCCTTGGATGTTTGGGGCAAATTCTAAAGATTGTTTAAGATACATCTTACCTTCAATTCCCTCGATTTCTGCAACCATATGAGCGGTTTTATCAACTAATAGATTGAAGTTGATTTTATTGTTGTACTGCGCTGTCGTTACTCCAGCAACTAACAGCAAAAATAATATTTTTTTCATTTTAAAAAGGTGTATTTTCTTTTGGGATTAATTCTAGTTGATTTTTTAAATTTTCCAAAGTGACAAATTGTTTTCCTATCCAGTAGCCAATACTTCTGCAATTCATTGTCTTTTTTATTTGGCGACCTGTTTGAGTGTTGAAAAGTTTCTTGCAAGTTGTCCACTTGTATTTTTCATTACTTTTTATTTGCCATTTCAAATCATAACTTACTGATATTGTATTCATTTTGATTTGGTTTTATAGCGATTAGCGATTAGTTAGCACCAATACTACGAAACTGCACAACCGAGAACATATTGTCCTACATTTGGGTCAACGCAATTACGAATTATTTGGTCTTTTCTGTGTTTTATTTTATATTCTCGTAAGTCAAAATAACCTTTTTCAGAACTTCCTCTTTCATTGTGGGTTAATCCATCTTTTATTTCGGCTTCAGGTATTTCAAAGTTTGCCCAAAATAAATGCCTACCAAGTTTTGCAGTTGGTTTTACAAATGGTTCGTAATAAGGCTTTACATTTTCAACTACAAACTTTATATCTGTGTTTTTAGTAAAGTTCTGTAAAAAAATTATTTCACTCCACAATTTCATATCAGGCATTACAGCATCATAACTTCCGCTTTTACTTGCCATCATTCTTACTTTGCTATGACTTTGACATGGTGGCGAACTCCATATAAAATCAAACTCTCTCCAATTTTTAGCCAAATAATCGTGTGCATCAGTAACTATCACATTATCGTTTGGATGTAATTTCTTGTAAACATTTGCAATTTCTTCGTTGTATTCTATTGCAGTTACTTCTACATTTTCCCAATGTTTTCGGTTTCCTCCAATTCCAGCGTATAGATTTAAAACCCGTACTGGTGCTAACATCGGTTTGGCAAAATTGCCGTTTTGTGCTTCGTTTGACATTCTATCTTTGATTTAAACATTTGTAATTCTAATGAAGTTTTGTGTTCGGCAACTTCGCCAAGCCGAGAACCGTTACAGGTAATAGCGGTGAAGTGCTTTGATTAAACATTTTCGTCAGAAAAAGAATTTAAAAATTTCCCCTCCTTTAAAAAAGAAAAAATATGAGCAATCACATCAACTGTCCAACCATTACCAAGCATCTTATATCTATTTGTTTTAGCAACACAATCCGTATATCCAATAGGTACTGTTTGTAGTCGTTCACATTCTGTTGGTGTTAGCATACGGTGTGCTTCTCTGTCCGCATCTAAAAATCCTTCTCTAATACTTACTGCTGGTCTTGAACTTCCTCTAATTCCTTTCCAATAAGTTGCCGTCAAAGTATTAAATATTTCTTTGCGTTTAAAAACTCTATCAATTCCGCAACTTGTCGGAAACCCATCACCATCAATAAAGTCTAAAACAGTGTATTCAGATTGTTTCGGTTGCGTTACATTGGGTATATTAGTCCAATATAATCTTCGTCTTGCTTGTGGTACAAATTTAGCACTTGTAATCTCAATAGGTTTCACTCCTAACGCTTCCGTAATTACATCTTCCCATTCTTTTTTCATAATTACATTTTCAAGTAAAAAGTAAGTAGGTTCTACTTCATTCAAAACTCTTACAAATTCCCAAAACAATTTACTACTTCCGTCAAATCCACTGTTATCTCCTGCTCTACTAAAACTTTGACAAGGGCTTCCGCCAAATAGCAAATCTATTTTTGGCAAATCAATTCCTTTTAGTTCCGTAATACTACCTAATTGTTTTGTGTTTGGGTAGTTTTTCATAGTTACCTTTATAGCTTCTTTGTCAATTTCAGAAGCAAAATATTCATCATATTCAATCCCTTGCTTGTTTAAAGCTATTTGTCCGCAACTCATACCATCGAATAATGATAATACTTTAATTTTTCTTTTTTTGCCCTCGCTCATTTTTAAATTCTTTTTTGTTTGTACTTCTAATTAAGTTTTGTGGTAGAAATCCCTACTACCTGTAACAGCACATTGGCGGCATTAAAACGACCGCCAATCTGCAAAACGTTATGTGTAATTGCTATCATCCCGTTTCAATTGAACTTTCCGTTGAAAAAGAATTAGAAAAAAGCCCACCGCACAAGGAAGAAATACGATTTTGTGAAGTTTCATAATAGCTTTTATCAAGTTCAAAACCGATATAGTTTCTTTTCGTTTCTAAACAAGCAATCGCAGTTGAGCCACTTCCCATAAAGCAATCCAAAACTGTTGCATTTTCTTTTGTAAGTCCGTCAATCAGTTTCATCAATAGTTTTACTGGCTTTTCTGCTCCGTGATGTTCTTTTGTTAGCGTTTCTTTTATTACAGTAGGAATGTGGCTCATATTGGTTTTATTCAATTCAATACTTCCTCTGTTTGCATAAAATACAAGTTCGTGCTGTTTTCTAAACGGGTTTCCCATTCCAATTCTACCCTTATCCCAAATAACTAAATTCTTTTGTTGCCATTCGTAAAACAAACCCATCAAAACAGCACTATAAATATCATCGCAGAAAATCAAAACAGGTGCATTGGGTTTCAGTATTCGTTCCCATTCCTTTTTGATTTCAGCAAAGTAAAATTCTTGTATTGCTAAATCTGATAATCGGTTTACTTTTTGCCTTCCGAATGCGTGAACAGTTGGAGATGTATATGGTGGGTCAGTTAGAACCATATCAATACTCGCAGATGGTATTTTCTTCATACCTTCAATGCAATCTTCGTTATATATTTTATTTAATTCCATCGCTTCTTTTTTCTAATTCTTTTTTATTCGTTTTCAATTTAAGTTCCTGATAAACAACCGCAACTACACATAACACGGGTTTGGCAAAAGTGGGCAGAAACATTCTGCTAAAATTGAGCATCCTACAAGCCCACCTTCGCCAAGCCCGAAACCGTTAGTGGCAATGCTGACCGAACACCCGACCAACTGCCAAATCATAATATTTTACCTCTTTTTCAATTCCAATAAAGGAACGGTTCAACTCTTTTGCTCCTAAACAAGTTGTGCCTACTCCCATTGTATTATCAAGTACATAATCATTTTCATCCGTAAAGGCACTAATCAATGTTTTAAATAGTTTTAACGGCTTTTGCGTTGGGTGCAACCCTCTTTCAACATTTACCTTTAATATGCTACTCAAATACTTTTCATCAGCCATCCCATCGCCTTGTGGTATTGTTTGTTCTCCATAAGCATCAGATTTATGAAATACACCTTGTTTGTTATTCCTTTTATTTTGCTCTAATCGTTTTTCTTTTTGTGGATTAAACTTTTCTTTATTAGGTGAAAAAATCAAAATATCTTCGTGCCATTTCATAAATCTAATCTTTGCGTGTGCAGGGTTGCTTGGTCTTTCTTTTTCCCAAACTAAAGCATATTTAAACCATTCAATTTTACTGTTTACTAAGGCACTTGTAAATGGTTGTGAAGCCGTTAAAACTATTGCACCATTGTCTTTTATTATTCTACCATATTCAGCCCAAAGTTTGTCAAATGGAATAATACAATCCCACGCACAACTTGTTGTTCCGTAAGGCAAATCAGCCAAAATAAGTTGAACCGATTTATTAGGAATAAGAGGTAAAATATCCATACAATCAGCATTGAACAAAGCACCGCCACTAACATCGGCTATATGCAATAGCGGGTTCGGTGCGTTATTCAAAATTTGTTCTACTATCATCATTCGTTCTATATTTAAAGTTTAGTGTTTTAAATCCGCTACTGCACATAGCCGTAGCCGTTAGCAGAAATGGCTACCGACCGTCTCCGATTGACAATTCCTTTAATAAGGCATCGGCATATTTGACTGCTATTTGTGAAACATACTTTGTGTAATGCTCATCAAATGAATACTTAGTTTCTTTTGGCAACCCGATTGCTTCCAATACATAAGTTGAACTTACTTCTGTTTCAGATGGGTTTGCTAAAAAGCCCTTCATTGCTTCAATAGCAATATGTTCTCTTTTAGTTAATCCAAAATAAACATCGTGTTGAATAGAGCCATCTTGATTTTGGTAAGGCATTGGACTGATTGGTTGTTCTGAATTTTTAATCATTTTTTTACGTTTTAAAATTGACACCCTTGTAAATTAACCGCCACTTCTGCTAACAAGGGTTTGTAGCAATAGGGGCAGAAGTGCTTTAATTAAGCTGTGTACTTCTAATCAGCTTTTGTGGTAGGTTGAACAGTAGTGCTTCTAATCCCCTACTGCTACAAGCCCCGAACGGTTAGCGGAAACCGTCTTGACGCTTACGAATAATGACAAAGTATTTATTTGGTTCAGTTCCTAACCAAGTGCAAACCTTACCTAATGTTTCAACATCTGGCAGTTTAGACTTTTCCAACCTTGACAAAGTGGCTTTTGAAATTCCTATTTCTTTACAGGCTTCATCCATTGTCATATCGTTATCAATGCAACGCTTTGTTATTAAATCTTTTTTGAGTTCTTGTGCTTTATATTCCATTTTAAAATTGTTGTGAAGAAACGGCATCCGCTAACAAGTGCTATACAATATGGCGGCTGACGTGCTTCGATTAAACATTTTTATTTAATTCAACTGTGGTGCTTCGTATTGGGCTTTCTGCCGAAAATCCGCCACATCGTATAGCACCGATACGTTGTGCGAGATGCTACGAAACCGCAGAAATAGAATCTACATAAGACGGAAGTAATCCGTAAAATTCATTATTACAGCATTTAGGGCAAATCAATTCCGTAAATCCATTATCTAAATATTGAGTTCCTTTTTGTTTATTAGTTCCTTGCCACTTGCACTTTCTATTAGTACATTCATAATGTGTTATTTCAACTTTGTCCGACATTTTTGAGTATTTTCGTTTTGACATTTTATTGTAATTTAATTGGTTAATATTTGTATTTAAAAGCACCATCGCACAACACACGATAAGTGCTATTTGCCGAAAGCAACTTTGTAAATAGGCAAACAGCCCCTATCGTGGGAACGTTATAAGTAACTTTAAGAAACTGCGGTTAAAAAAAAATTCCATCTTTCAGAAACAAAATCTTTTGCATCTTCTAAACTAAAGAAAACTTTACTTTCGTTTGCTGTATCATTTTGCATAGTTGGAAAATGGCACGTTACACAAAATGTATCTTGCTCTTTAATCTTATGTTTACTTATCCAAGCAATTCTAATGTTTTTAAATACAGCTATTCTTGCCCATCTATTCATTTTATCAGGCAAATGCGTATCACTGTATCTATTAAAATATTCTATTTTACTTTCCATTTTTACTCTTGTTTTATACTAATTATAAATAATATTAATCCAACAATCATTCCTAAACATAAAATTATTTCATCCATAATAAAAGCTACTTATAACATCGGTTTTGCTCTATTGCGGTTTTAGGCTTAACTGAATGTTTGGTTTGTATTTGTTAATTTTGTTTTTAAATCTAAAGTTTTGGCTTACTTTTCCGCAACAAAGCAAAGCCGAGAAACGTTAGCGGAAAGCTACAGAACTGGAGCGGGAAACCAATGTGTAACATCAAAATCATCAATCTCACATTCTGTTATTATTTTTCCCTCTTCAATATAAAAGCAACCGTTACTTGAAGCCCAAAACCAACCTTCATTTGTAAGGTAAATATAAACTCCTACAAATATGTTAAATGTGTTTTCTGAATAACACCATACTGTTTGATTTTCATTTGGTCTTCTATCGTTAACAGAAATCCAGCCTTCCGCTAACATCGGTTTTGACGCATTGCTTTGTTTAGTTGAATTATCGTTTTTCATTTCGTTTAGTTTAAAATATTAATATTAGTTTTCATAAGTCGCAACGACGACAAAGCCGAGAACCGTTAGCGGTTATTTTCGGCAGACAATCACGCTGTCGTTTTCAACCAAAATTTGGCTAACCTCTATAAGTTTGCCGTTTTGTTTATTTACTATTACTGTCGATTCTTGAACTTTACCTACTTGGTAAGTTGTTGAGTTTATCTTACCGTCTAAAACGGCAACTTTTACATAATTCCCATTACCTGTCGAAACTGAATAAATTTTTAGTCCTTTCAGTTCATCAGGCAAATTTTGTTCATCGCCATTTAATCTTTTTGAAGTTACCCCTGCATCATCACAAGAAGTAAAAACAACCGCTAACATCGCATATACGGCAATAGCGGCTACTGTGCTAATTTTAAACTTTTTCATTCTATTTTACTTTTATTTGTTAATTAAACTTTTGTGTTTTAAATCCGCTACTGCGTATATGCGTAGCCGTTATCAAACAGTTTGGGTTTGCGTTTTCAAAAACTCTACCCTTTCTTGAAAAGAAAAAGAACTATAATATTTTAAGGATAATATTCCGTAATCTTTTTGCAATCCAAACATTTCAGCATCTTTTAAAATGTATTGAATTTTAGCAATTTTAGGCTTTTCAGTTTCTATAATTTCTTTTAAATCTTCTGAATAGAAATTCAATCGTAAATAATCATTTACTTGATAATCTCTATCTAATTTTCTTAATTCAAAGTTTTTTTCTTCGATAGTTAGATTTTGCCAAAATCTACTCCAAACTTTTACATCGTGTATAACAGGTAATCTTTTCATAATAAACCGATTTGATAACAGCAATTACACGCTATTGCTAGATTTGTGATTAATTTAGTGATGTTTTTGTACCTTTCAATTCCGTGTTAAACTGAAAGGTAATTTTGTACTTTTACGCAACAGACGTGTAGTTGCGGAACGTTACAAGCAATGTTACACAACATCGTGAATTGAAACGGCTAAACCGAAATTAATAAGTCCGAAAACATCAATGTGATTTTTAAACATTTTTTCAACCACATCATAAGGTAGTCGTTTTATTAAATCAGGATTATCTTCAATCATTTGGATTTCATAATCATTCATTTCATCTGTTATTTCTAATATTTCAGTATAATCTGAAAAAGGTTTTAAAACAAGTTTGCAATATTTTAACAAAGCACTTCCGCCAGTATTAATTTGCAATCTAGTTTCTCCATTTCTATCTTCAACACCTATTAATGTTGCTATTTCTTGTGTATCTCCAAAATAATCATAAGCTATTTTTACCGAATAAGGCAAATAAGGAGCGAAAAACACTGCTTGTAACAGTGGTTTTGACTTATTGCCGTTTTCGGCTTCGGGTAATGCTGGTTTTGTGTCATTTTTCATAGTGATAAATTTAAAGTTGGTCTTGTATTTTCGGCAACAAGACAAAGCCACGAGAATGTTAGGTGCAATAAAAAATAAATTTCCCACCGCACCCAACATAATTAGCATTTTATCTTAGCAAATTCGATTAATGAGTTTGGAACTTTTATACCCATTTGATTGCAAACTTCAATTAAAGCAGGTGCGCCATAAGGATTGTACAAATCATCATCCTCAATAACTCTACGCAAATCATCTCGGTTCATAATCCAAAGCCACATTCCTAGTTTTTGAACTGAACGGCTTGCTGAAATTCCACGTTCATCTTCGGCTTTACCCCAAGCAAATTTCATATAGTCCAAAAACTCTTCGGCAGCCTTTTCAACCGTAGTATGTTGCTCCCATTGCTTTGTTCCTGCTTCAACTTCTTTCACGTAGTCTTCTTTCAAATGTGGCTTTGCGTTTTCAAATGATAAAAAGTTAATCAATACTTCTGGTCGAAAATCCATAAAGCCACCTGAATTTTGCAATTCGTCAAACTTTGCAGAAATATCTTCTTGTGTGCGTAATTGCAGTTTGTTCTTTTCAATTAATTCTTGTAATTCCATTTTGTTTGTTATTTAAAGTTTAAGCCCACGCTAAATTTATTTTTTACAGACACCTAACAGCAGGTAGGCAAAATGCCGCTATGAGCCTGAGTGCTTTGATTTAAAGTTTGTGGTAAGCGGCACTATCGCCTACCTGCAAAACGTTATAAGTAATACTACAATCTGTTTGTAATTACTTCTTTAGGTAATGTGTCTTGTATTTCTTTTGGTATTTTACCCTCAATCGACGCTAGTTTAAATATCAATATATTGTTTTCTTTTTTTATTTTTTCTAAAAATTCTTTTGTGATTTTCATATCCGTACTACTTATAACAGCGGTTTTGACTTATTGCCACATTCGGCTTGATTTATAATTTGTTTTGTACTTGTGATTATTTGTGCTTAATCGAAGCATTGTTTTTTACTTTTGGCAACAGACATATAGCTGCAAAACGTTATGCCTCATTGCTACATTCCGTTTTCAATTCGATAATTTCTGTTCCTGTATCATATCCAAAATTGTGATTATTACTGATATTTCGGTAAAGGCGGTTATCTGAATATACTTGGCAATTTGCAACACATTGTTTTATATCTTCAAATTTAGCTTTGCCAAAATCGTGGCTTTCTCCGCTAAAAACAAACATATCGGTATGTTGCAAATATTTAAACCAACCACCGCCTTTTACTTTAGTTAAATCAGTAGCAATCTCTTTATGATATGTTACTTTCATTAGTATTAATTTATCATCTTCTATGATGAATTTTGGAAATTTATCCATTATATTTTAGTTTTTAAGTTAATAATCCGCAACGAAGGCATAACAGCAGATACACGCTATTTCCCCTCCCTCAATTCAACGCTCACAGCGTGTATCTGCAAAACGTTATGGGAAATTTTAAAAACCTTTTCCCACCGCACCGTACTAATCAGCATCGTGCAAATAATAAAGAGTTGGTGTGTCTTGTTCTTCATAAATGGTAATGGCATATAAATCTCTACCACCAGAACCACCGTCAATGTATGGCTTTATCCAGTCTAAAAATGTTTCAATTTCACTTTCGTAATTCTTAATATTTGAACGTGTGCTAATATGCCATTGCTTATCAATATCATCAAGCCACATTTTTGTTACTGAATTATTGATAGCGAAGTAATAGCTACCGCCTTGAAATAACCATTCACATCTTCCATCAGGTAACGGGAAATCACTTGGCTTTTCTTTTGTTTCACCTATCATATATTTCAAGGCTTCAATTACTTGGTTTGGTGTGTCTTTTTTTAATTCAGCACCAAAAATTAATTCTGTGTACATTCCCATTTTAATTTTGTTTTTAAATGCCCACCCTAAAAGGTTTTTAAAACTATCCCATAACACGGGTTTGGCAAAATGCCGCAGGACAGTTAGTGCTAAAAATTAAGTTTCGGTTAGCGGCACTTCGCCAAGCCCGAAAACGTTATATGATAGCATACAACCTGTCGTTGCAACAACCATTTAAACAAGAAATACCACTTCCGCCATTATCATATTTTACATAAACATTGTAGATATTTTCTATTTCTGTTATCGTTCCTTTATCGCAATCTTCATCAATAACTTTCTGCCCTACGAAAATGCCATCATATAACAGCGGTTTTGACTTATTGCCATTTTCGGCTTCATTTGATGAATTTTTTGTACTTGTATTCATAGTTTTTTAAATTAAAATTGGTCTTGTATTTTCGGCAACAAGACAAAACCGCAATCCGTTAGTAGATATTACCAATAAACCTGACATTCAGTTGGTTTGTCTTCATCTCTTTTTGCGGTTGCCTGTACATAACTTGAAAACATACCAATTCGACAATAGTAAGCAACAGGAGTAGTACTTCTCTCTACTCTATAAAACAAGCAATTTTCGCATCTTTTGGCCGGATAACTATAAGCTTTTGGATACAATTCTGTAAAACCTGTCTTATTATGAACAAAAGGTATTTTTCCTCCTAAATCTCTATGTTGAGGCTTAAGGTCAAAAGGATGATAATCTACTAACAAATTATTGTCGCAAGTGGCGGTTTGGGTATTCTCTGAATGTTTTGTCATTACTTTCATTTTTATATTTTGTTTTGTGTTTGTCGCCACCTGACGACAATAATTCAACGTTAGTTTCCATTGTTACGCTTGGTTTTCAAAAGTTTATTATATTCTTTTAAAAACATCATTAATGCTTTGCATTTCTCAGCATCTGCTTTAAATTCTGCCGCTTTTTCCAAAGTGTAATTTTTTGAACCTAAAAAAGCATTTGGCTTTTCTAAATATCTAGGGATCATCATTGCTGAAAATTCCGATTGTTGCATTCTTTTTTCTATAAATTTTTCAAGTGATTCCATAATTTTGGTTTTGTGTTTTAATGGCTTGGTGCTGAAATCCGCTACAGACAGAAAGCACCAAACGTTGTAAAACATTAAAAGGATTTTATAACAATAAATATAAGAAATAGCGGGCGGGGCTTGGTTATACCGAAATGACAATGCACATTTGAAATTCCAGCCTTCCCTCTTACGTGCTGTGCTACTCACTCCGCTACTGCTTATATACTTTGCTGTTAATACTGACAAATTTGCCCCGTAAAATTAACGGTAAAAGGCTGGTTAATATTTAAAGGAGAACCACTCGTATTAGTGTAAGAGTAGAAGTAGGTATTGCTACTTACCCACGTTCCCGCTGCTTGAAAAGTTTTGCCCTGAATTACGAGTGTAGCGCTTGGGTTAACAATTGGGACGTTTGATTGAAATTTCAAATAGTAACCATTACTTTGACCTTGACCCGTAACGAGTAAGGGGCAATTTGTAGGCGGTGTGTATTGATAAAAAGATGCAGGCACTTTCATTATTTCGCCATTTCGAATAACTAAAATAGTATCGTTTACCGTACCTATTGACGCTTTTAGTTTTACGTTTCCATTAACTTCTAGTTTAGCCGTTGGGTTTTTCGTTCCGATTCCAACGTTTTGAGAAATTGCCAAAGTAGGCAATAACAGTAATAAAAAAAGTTTTTTCATGATTGTAAAAAATGATTAGTTTAAATAAAAATTGATTTGAAAATAAGTTTCGTAACGTGCCTCGATGATAATCGGCTTTTCTAAAATGATTCGTTTCATGGTTTAGGTGTTAAGCATTTGTAATTCTTTTAAATCTTGCTTGATTTGTGACGCATTTCTCCAACAAGCGGACATTCCGGGCGGTGTATTTCCGTCCACGTCCAGAATATTATGCATAATATCTTTTTCTTTGTTGCAAGCGATTAGCATAATAAAATTTCCTTCTTGATAAGTGTATTGTGGTAAATAGTGATCTTTCGTTTTTAGTCCGTCGTTGAGAGCTTCGAGCAATGCGTTGGCTTTGCTTGTTAAAATTTGATCACGGTCCGGAGCGTCTGGAGGGTCAAAAAAAGCCAAACTGTACTGAATGGCTTGGGGTTTGGTCGCTGTGTCCATAAAATAAAAATTAACTATGATGGTTTTAAGTTTGCTATTTGGATATTCCAAAGTTTACCAGTTACCACACACTTACACTCAGCTTTCGTTCTATTGATTTTTACAATCTCAAACTCTTTATACCGAACATTAGTAGAAGTTCCTACATATTCAGCAATCATTCCTTTTGTTAGTGTTTCCTTATTAACAAAAGCAATAGTTTGTTTTTTAAGTTTCAAGACTTCAATAAGTCTTGTGTTTAAATCTCTCAATTCTTCGATTGATAAATTCATTAATTCTGCGTTTTTCATTTTTAAAATTTATAATTGATTAAAATAGAATTCCCGTTTTGGGCATTGTTTCTTTTTGAAATTTTGCAACAAAAAAAACCGCTATTTCTAGCGGTTTATGTGATTAAAAAAAATATTTGCTTACAAATTTGCACTTTCTCGAATTAAACTATAAATTTCTTTCCAGTTCAAAACTCTAAAGTCGTTGTTACTGACTTTCTGAATTAACGAATTTGCTTTTACTTGCCAAATTTCCTTGTTTTCGGCTTGTTTTAGCTCGTCTAATTCTTTAAGTGAAGAAAGTACTATTTCCTTGTTTTGATTAATAAAATTAATCATCATTTCCTTTGTGAAGCTCGGGCGGTTGTCGTGTTTTATTTTTGCTTGTTGCGCTCTTTCAAGGTTGAATTTTTGCAGTCTAAAATATCGTTTTATTACTGCTGTTTCTTTTTCGTAAACATCCGCAAGGTGTTGAAACATTTCTTTCTTGGTTCCGTAAAATCTTCGCACATTGCATTCTTGATCAATGTTTCTTTCCCAAATTTCGTAAAGACTTGCTATTGCTTCTCTTTTGTTTGCAAAACTAGCATAAAAAGCATGGTTATTTCCGCGAACGCCCCATGTCATTATCGTATTTCCTGCAACGTATAACCTAGGCGCAACACCTCTTGGTGTTGTTGTTTCGTCGCTTCCAAATTCCTGCAAATAATCTCTGTAACTAATTGTTTCAATTTGCCCGCGATTGTTCAAAATGTACCCTTTTTTGTTGATATTGTAAACCATGATAATAATTGCCCGTTTGTCTCGGTCGGCTCGTCCGTAAAATGAATAATGTTTGTAAATATAATAAAAAAATTTGTGCCGTTTTAAAATCGAATTTCACGCCTTTAGCGAACGGCTTTTTTTTAATCTTCCATTAACGCTATATACTCAGCATCCTCTGGAATTATTTTTAATTCTACTTTTGCGATGTGCTCGGCCGCGTCTCTAGTATATCCCTCCTCAATCATCAAATAATCAACTCTTTCAATTAGTGCTATTTTTTGTTTTAATTCATATATTTCTATAGAATTACAAATAATGCGAAGGAATAAATAAGAAGCTATTAAAACGCCTAAAAATGCTAAAATGAGGTATCTTGTTTTCATGGTTTTAGTTTTTTATAAATTTATAATTGTACTTTTCTTTGATTTCTGCAGCTCTATTTTTCAGCGTGCTAAATTGTAAGCTAATCGCGTTAACGTTGTCGTGTACCTCTTTGAAATTGGCTTTGGCAGTATCTCCGCCTAAACTGATAAACCAGTAAAAAAATCCGTTTAAATTTGTCATTATGTTTTGAAATTAAAAACCACCCTTGTGAGGCGGTTGGTTAGTAATTATTCCCAAAGTTTTTTTGCTGTTTGCAAATTCTTTTCGGCTTCGTTAACTGCTTTTTTTGCGTACGTCAGCGAATACGAGTGCGAACGCTCCGAAGGGTTATTTTTTAAATTTTCGTGCTTCGCTTTTGCTTCCTCTAATTTGTATTCGTAAAACTCTAAACTTTCTGGCATTGATAAATTAATAGTGTCGGCTTTACGTGTCCAGTATTCCGCTTTGCTTTCGTGCTGTTCGGCTTTTTTGCTTTCTTCAACACATTTTGACATTCTGTTCCAATTACGGTCTATTAACGCTCTGTGTCGCTTTTCGCTGTGGTGTCCTATTTTGATCGGCTCGGCAAGTTTTAAAAAGTCCGCTCCTTCGTGTGAAGCTTTCCAGTATTCAGTGCTGCGATTTTCGGCGGAGTTTGCCCAATTTTGGTATCTTTCGGCTTTTGCTTTTGCACGTTCCTGGACGTTGTAACCGTCTGCCCTTACTATTGAGTAGTAAAAATTTCCGTCGCGGTCTCTTCCGACTAAATTAAATACAATACATTCGTGTTCTTGCCCGTATTTAGTTGTTAAAATAATTGTCTCGCCTTTCTCGTGCATTTCTGCGCATTTTGCTACAAAAACATTTGCAGCGTATTTGTGGTAAGTGTTCATTTTTTGTAAATTTTTAGTTAGAAAAAAGTCCTTTGTTTTCCCATTTTAAGCACGTCCCGCCTCCTTGTTTGCCTTCGTTATTCCAGAAATAACCTTGAATACTTACTTTTGTTTCTTCATCTAATTGAAACGGTAGTGTTTTGAAACTTAAGTGCATGGAATACGCGCCGTTTTGTTCGTTTTTAGGGTTAATTTTTCCCGATCCGGTCCGTAGGTTCAAAGACATAATTCTTTTACTTGATTGAAGTGTTAATATGTCGCCTCCCGTGTAGGGGTAAATTGTGAAATTTTGCTCGTTTCGCATGTTTGCAACTTTTAAATCTATCGAAATAAAGCCGTTTCTATCTTTTTGTATTGTGTTCATGATGATTATTTTATAAAATTTTTAAGTTTTAATTGCTCGATGCTGTGAGTGTCCCAGCCGAATAAATTGGTCACCTCCGTTTTGCTAATTTTCTGGAATTGGCTTTTTGCCGTGTTGAATCTTTTAATCACTTGAACTCCGTATTGATATAATCAATATATTTTTTGTTAAACTTGCCTTTGGTCTCTTTTCTTAATTCTAGTAAAGTTTTTCTAACAGTTTTAACGACGTCGTTAATATAAGGATTGACGGTTATTTTTTCGAGCTGTTTTTTTCTACCTTTAAAGGTCAAAAAATCAATTGAAGTACTTAACATCAATTTCTGCGTGTCGTTGAATAGATTATGAAAATTATTTTGTTGGACCTTGTTTAAAACCGTTTTATCGGTTAATACTTCAATTAATAACTTGTTATTAGCTGCAATTTTGTGTAAATTATATTCTAGTCTTTCGATTTGTAATAAAGTAGATAATGTCTGCATAATCTTAATTTTTAAAAGTTAGTTGAATAGCGCAACCGCGCCACGTTGTGAAAGTGTTATAGTTAATCCCCGAAGGGAAGAGACAATTAATCAAACTCGTACTGTTCGTCCGTAAACGATAAGTTACTAACATCGTTTAACAAGTCAAAATCATTTGTAAGGCGCGGACCGTATTCGCATTCGTAATACTTAACACCTTCATTAATTAAATAGTAATTGTCTTTTGATAACAATTCCTTTGATTTTTCTCTGTCGTAGTCCTGTTTAATTTGCTTTTTTGTCTTGTATTCGGTACAATCAACCATCATAAAAAAGCCTGAATAATGAGCTTTTAATAACATTGTACCGTTAAAATAAATTCCTCCTTTGATAATTAATGGATTAGCCATAATATATTAAATATAATAGTTAACTGTTTCGTTCTTTTGAACTCGTCAGCAGGATCACTCAATCCTGTACAGTATCAGCGTATTTATATTTAAAATACTACTGGGTTTCGGTAATTAACCAGAGTAACCACACCCGCTTTATAGTGTTTTCCACTTCCGCAACTTATTACGCCTGTTGTCCCGGCTGTTGGCTACTACTTCATAACCTAGTTAATTTTGTCGGTCGCGCCACGTAATAGAGGTTAAACCAGCAAAACAATTCAATAGAGTAAAACACAAAGGGCGAAGCCCAAACAATGTGTAAAACAACTCTCAATTGATTGCTGTACAAATGTACATATTAATTGCACACAAAAAACACATTTTGATTTTTTAACACTTTAAAACCCTAATTTATCACTAATTGAAATAATAAATTCGATAAGTTTTATCTATGATACACCAACGAAGCCACTATTTATAAGGCTTAAGCGAATAACTATTTATTTCGCATTGATACTTCACAAAACTACACTTGAATAAAAACAAAGCCGTTAAGATGGTCCAGATTGTAAGATTTTAAATAAAACTATGTTTGTTTTTAAGCGAGATTAAGTAATGTTCTATCACGTAGCTAAAGTTACACACGTAAAACGACTACAATTTGACCAAAATAGCAAAAAAAATAAAGTCAGTAATGGTGAGGGTTTAGTCTACTTTGTCCACGCGGTGGAGACAAAAAAAATCCACCAAAAATATCGCAATCGAAACGATCTAATTTCATCCACAAATTTGCATTACTGTACAATAGCTGTGCAGATTTAGAGAATACAAAAGTTAGTTTTCTAAATATCAGTACGTTACATTGAAAGTATGTGACCATTAAAGGAACACACACGAAAATAGCTGAATAAAAATGACTGAAAACCAACAACGATAAAAAAGCCAAAATTTTTGGATCACACGACAGGAACACACCCCCATACCCCGGAAATATCCGATTTTCTTTTTTCGATCGCGATTCCTGCACACCCTATACCGTCCCATACCCTATACCACACATCATTTTTCAAAAAAAAAAGAAAAAGATATAAGTTAGCATTGTGAGAAAAAGATAACCTCTTAGAAGACTTGTTATTGTGTTTTTATTATTTCAAGAAACAAAAGCTATATTTCAGAAAAAAGTTACACAAAAACTTCACTGTGTGTAAAAATTCATATATTTGTGAAGGGAAAAATAAAAACTATAAAATCAGGACTTATGAATGGGATAACGGATGTAAGAATCACAAAATCATTATTTGTAGAAATAATTGAAGATATGCGGATTCAGCATTACTACGACAAGAGTTATTCACAGAGCGTTTCAGAGCTATTTGGGATGGAAGCATCGGTTCTTTACGACAATTCAAAGTATTTGTCTTCTTTGATGAAATTACTGCGGTTACATTTTCCTATTGACGGTGATGGATTTTGTGATATTGAACATTATTGTTTTTTCTTGGATTTTGGGAAGAATGGGGATGATTACGAAAGTCCGGAAGAACTTTATGATAGGTTAGTAAATGAGTAAAATACAAGAAATATTAGATTACAAGCCTGGATTTTGGAAACCTTACTGTGGGGATTTTGGAATTGGAGAAATATGGATTGATTACGACAAGTCATTTTACTGTAGTGAAAATAAGATTATCCATCCGAACGTAAAATCAGTACTTTCTTGCAAGTATTGCATTACAGAAAAGGATAAAGAAGAACACGAAAAATTGTTAAATGACCAAGCGTGATACAACTAACATAGGTTTATCAGGCGATACGATAATCGAGGTTATTAGAACCAATGGTGATGAAGTAGTAAAAAAAGAAATGACGTTGAATGAGTGGCATACTATGAAGAAACAAGTTGGTTATATTTATACTGCTTTTCAATTGGGATTTAGTCAATTCACATATCCTGGACCTGATAACACAGAGCTTCGGGATTAACTTATAAATAAAATGGGAAAAGAAAACACAAACAAGCTTCACAAGAATGTAAAATTAGAGAAAGGAGTTTTGCATTTTAATTCAAATCACGAATGCTCGGAATCAGATGCTTTGGATTTTTACGACCCGACCGACGAGTATATGTTCACATTATCAGTGCGTAAAATTATCGACGATAAAAAGATAATGATTATGAGTGAAAAGAATCACGAGATTTATAGCTACTACGTTCGAAAATCTAATTTTAATAAAACAGAAACACAATGAAAAAATTCATTATTAATTACAAAGACCATTTAGGGAGAGTGAATAAAGCGGAACGTTACGCGAACGATTCTATTGACGCTGAACAGAAGTTCAAAACGCTTTATCCGGATTGTGTTATTCAGGAAACTGTACAAGCTTAATTATTAACCAATTTTATATAATCATGAAAAAATTTTTAGTACAAACTAGATCGACAGATAAGGATGGTGATTTCATTGAACACACTATTGATGCGGATTTATTTACATCTGAATGTGGAGTTAATTTTTACTTGAACGGGGAACTAATTGCTTATTTCTATCCTGTAAATTTCGTGAAAGAAGTTAAATAAAAAAGAAAAACAATTGGCAAAGGAGTTCCGCTAGAGAGAAGAATCGGCCGAAGCAGTGAGAGCCAAGGCCGATTTATTAAAAAATTAAAAATTAAAATTGTAAGAAATGAGCAGACATTTAGTAAAAACAGAATTCACGGAAATGGGCTCTTACGGAAGTCGGGACAAGCAAGTTCTTTATGCAGAACATAATAATTCATGCGACATAGTTTCTTTCTATTACGGCGAAAAAATGGAATATTTGTTTTCTGTGGAAGATACTGAGCAAAATAATCTTATGGACGCTATAAAAAGACTGTATGCTCCGTTTGAAAAAAATCAGGAGTTAGTTGCAAATGTAGAGCATTGGACTCCAGAAGAAAAGGTAAAATTTAAAAATAGATAATTAAACACCATGAACTACGACGATGAAAGAGTAAATATGATTTCCAGAACTATAGGAATAGCGGTAATTGCTGCTGCATCATTAGGTTGTTTGATTGGAGTGTTAGTAACTGTTTTTATACTTTCTTAATTATGAAAATGTTTATCAAGCCGTTGTCGGTTAATGAAGCGTGGCAAGGAAAACGTTACAAGACACCTGAATATAAATCCTACGAAAAAACACTTTTACTTACGTTGCCGAAAATGCAAATTCCACAAGGAAAGTTGAAAGTTTCTTTTGTTTTCGGGTTCAGTAATTCAGGTTCCGATATCGACAATCCGTTAAAATTATTGATTGATATTTTTCAAAAGAAATACGGATTCAACGACAAGGATATTTTTGAAATGAATATAAAAAAAGTTCCTACAAAAAAAGGACAAGAGTTTTTTGAATTTGAAATAACTGCATTAAATTAAAATACAATGAAAACAGCTCAACAATTAAAAGCAATTTATCCCATTTATCCAAAAATGGATTTTAAAATTTTATCTGAAAATGTAGTTTCAGGATGCACGCTCGTCAGGAAAAAATTTAAAGAAACCGACAAATATCACTTGATTATGGTAAAAGCTAAATCAAGTTCATTGGCATCGACAAAATTAGAATTGGAGAACGCATCCGAAAATAATTTAAAGCATGCGACATATATTCATCCCGATTCGCAAGCTGGAAAGTTAGGCTATTCATATCCAATCGATAATAACCAAAACGATTAAAACCATGAAACACCTACCACTTTTACTTCTACTTATTTCCTGCAGTACAGATACGTCAGGAATTCCAGACGCGACTTGTAAAGAGAATTGCGGAAAATTAATCGACACACGTCACTTTCGGGAACAGCAAGAAATAAAACTGATGTATGTTTCTGAATGCGGAGATACGATCACAAATCAATTTAAAATCAACGAGCAACAACTATCAACCGATAACGGAATTTCTTTCTATGTGAATAATTTTTCTGTCGGGGAATACTACTGCGAAAATTAAAAACTTATGGGAAATAATATTAGAAATTACAGAATTACAGCCAACAACTGTTCTGAAATCGTACAGAGCGACAAGGTAGAATTTATGCCGAATACAGGTCAAACGCTTTTTTATCTTGAAGGCGTTTTGTTGCACATTGCTCCAAGTTCAGCATTAGTAACAGATACTTCCGATCAAGACGAAATTATTCGTAAGCACGAAAAAATATCTTATTTTATTCATTTTGAATTTAAAGAAATCGAAAAATTTTGGAGCGATTATACGGCAAGAGGTCAATTTTACGACGCCAAAGACGAAGACCTTTCCGAAGCCGACAGACTTGGCAGAATCGAAAACAGAATCAAAAGTAAGTATTTGGAAGAAATTTCGAAATACGTAATTAAAAACTAAAACCTCGATTGTATAGGTTAAATCTAATTTTTATTATGGGAAAAAAAATATCACTTTTAGTAGCGTTTGGTAACTTTTTATTAAACGACCGCGCGAGTAAAGAATCACATCCTGAAAAACACGACGTTGTTTCTGATTCGGACATAGAAAACTTTCTAAACAGTCAGAAAGAAGCAAAAAAAATCGAAGAAGTCAAAGACTAAACCTTATGCAATCAACAATACCTACTCCCGAAGAAGTAAAAGAACACTTTTTAAAAGCAAAGGAAATCCGATGCTTGAATTTGAATACAGTTTTAAACATCAACCACGTCACGAAATTTGACTACAATGAAAGTTCTAATTCATACTCGTGTAGTAGCGGATTAGTTGTTGTTTGGAAAGATAATGAATACGCCCCGATTGTAAAAAAGAAGTGTGAGGAATGTAAAAATTGCAACTGTAAATAAAACTAAATAACCATGAAAATCCTATCAGACCGTATCTTGGTCAAGCCACTACCAAAAGAAGAAAACAAAACCGTTTCTGGGATAATCCTTGGAAACAAACCAAAGAACGAACACGATTTTGAAGTTGTTCTACTTGGTACAGAAGTAAAACACTGCAAAATTGGCGATGTCGTGAGAAAATTCAAGAACGTAGCCGGAACACCAATTGAATACAACGGAATCGACTGCTTTTTGCTAAAGGAAAGTTCGGAAATCGAATTTGTAAATCCCGATTAGTAAATTTATTGACTGAAAATAAGTTACATAAATAAAATTTATTACTTTTACAAACATTATAATTATAATCTATAAAACTTTTAAATTATGAAAATTGAAGTAGTAAATTCTAGAATTTTTGCGGTAGATGGAAACAGATACCAACGTGGAGATTTCTTTATCGATTACCGAAACGAGGAAGTAAAAATCATCCAAAAAGAAACAAGCATTCTTATCGGAGGAGGTAACGATTACAAAAAATGGCAAAATTTCCGTGACTCCGAAGACCAGCCTTACGCAAATTACAATGCTTTTGTAACTGCCTTGTCAACTATTGTCGCTTCGGCTGATGCGGAAACTACAATCGCAAATGACAAAGGAACCGTAACGCAATTAACGTCTAAAACAACGGGAGTTACACTTTCTGCATTGAATGGTGTAATTACTACCGTAGCCTTGACAGATGCTGCTGATGCAAGTTTTGAGTTCGTAGTTACAAATACCAAGGTTACCACGGCTTCAAACATTCAGTTAACTCCAATTTACGCAGGAACTACTGGGGCAATTGTCACTCGTGTAAAATCTGTTGCAAATGGATCATTCGTTGTTGTGGTTACAAACGTAGGTACCGCTGTGTTAAACGCAGTTGCAAAAGTACAGTTCTTGGTTTTTGGATAAAAAATATTATCTCTAGAAAACAAAAAAGGACTGTTATTGATACAGTCCTTTTTTTGTTTCCGAAGGTTCAAGTTGATTAACCTTTCGCATAATGTCCATTTTTATTTTATCAAAGGCGTTTACTTTTACTTTGGCCATTGGATTTTTTTTGTAGTCTTCTGGGAATTTTGATTCGCCCGAAAGAAGCTCGTAAAATTTTCTTACAACAGTACGTGCCTGAACAGATAATTGGTAAATGTGTTGACCTCTGTTTTTGCCTTTTTGAACTATGATTATATGTCCTTTTTTAAGCATCGTACTCACGCGATTGTATGTAAAAGGTTTTGGCATATCAAAAAAATCTTGTTGGGTAAAATAGTTTTTTGGACCCAAGTACAAAAATATTTCCAACAATCTTAAATCTACATCATACTCTTTTAGAATGTAAGCTCTTACCAACATTAGGTTTTCGCAAATATCGTAGCCTTCCCTTACTACCAAATACAGTGTCTTACTGTACTTAACTTTTTTTCTATTTTTCTCAAGTATCACTTTCTTTTTCACAAGAATGTTCTTTGCATTTTCTGCAATATTATTATATAGCGGTGAGTATTTTTCCATTTTACTATAAATTTTATATATCTGATTAGCAAATATAATAACTAAAATCTATTATATTTGCATACAACAATCGATATTATTTATCATGGCTAAAATGAACAATCAGTCGGTGTACGCTTTAAAACCGATTCCGAAGAATACGGATTCCTTTTTAATCAACGACAGTCAAGATTTTGACAGAACTAAAACTGTTTACATTCAGGCTATTTTAAATTTAATGAATGAAACCGCTTACTTATATTCAAACGGTTCAGACGATAGTTTAACGCCTTATTCCAAAGGTTATTTTTTTTCCAACGAAAACAATACAGATTTCACAGAAGTAACTTCGCTTATACTCAATAGTACAACAGCAGCCGATTTACTTTTAGAAGAACTTTACAATTACCTGATAGGAAATATAGACAAGTTCGAAATCAAATTATGCAATTCCAACGACCCGAATAACTTTGCTTATTTCGTCATAAATGAAATCACATTAGGCGATGATGCCCGATACACTTTTGGCGTAACAGTTAAAAGTGATTTATATTTAGGGCAATTAATAAATAACGGTTCGTACTATTTTAATTTTGATTTGATTCAAGGTAATTCAGTAAATCAAGACAATCTAGTAAAACCAATTTACTACCAACTAGAACCTCGATTGTTAAATGCTCCAAAAGTAAGTATAGCATCCATTGTAAATTCAGGGCCAACGTTCACAGTTACCGAAACTGAAATTCCTTTAATTGTAATCACTCAAGACGTAGAAGTAGCTATTGATGTACAAGTAGTAGAAATTAAAAAGTTTTACTTTAAACTCAAAGGAAAAGGCACTTACGGAACGGGAGGAATACAAATATTAGAAAGCGATATAGAATTGACTTATTACTCGAAAGCAACTGCTGACGACATCATATCACTTCCCAGTACTCAATTTATAGATGTTGGCGAAATAGTAGGAAACAACATTTGGGATGTTGTCAATTTAGAAGCACCATTTGTAATTCAAGAGCAATCAGAAGGCTATCGTATTTTCAGAACATTAATTGACGGAGAATCTATCAATTACTTATTTCTTGCACCAGGGGGAACTTATGGATTTGATGAATTACAAACCACCGAAGAAGACTTTGAGGTTTTCGGGAATAATGTGGTTAATGAAGTAGTGGACGCAGGAAACCGAACTGTAAAACTAGTAACAGACGAAGACCCGTATTTTTTAATCCAATCTGACGACAATAAATTTCTAACAATCACAACGGAGTTTGACCCCGTTTTAAGTTTAGGATTTACAGCTAACACGGAATTTTGGATTAAAAATACGTCGCCTACACCGAGAGAGGTTTTATTTGATACAGACATTGAATTTATCGGTTCGCCTTTAATCCCAACCAACGGACTAGCTATTTTAAAATTAATTGAAGTAGTTGGAGGAGTAGAATATTGGAGTGTCAACCACTTATTAGCTAATGGAACACCTAGTGGTGGAGGCAGTTTTAAGAAAAACATATTTTTCACAACAACGCTATCAGATTTAGGATTAACCGAATTTTCAGAACTCACAAACGAAATTGTAAAAGATTGGATTGAGACTTTGGAAATTGTCGAAAATGATAATGAGATTTATTATTTTGAAGTTACGGATGAACTTAGTTATAACTTTGATGTAACAGCTGATTGGG